CTACTGGCTCGGTCGGCGGTCTGCGAGCCGGGAGCGGAACGTCTCGGGGCCGCCGCCGTAGGGCGTCCAGTGCCCGCCCTTGCCGTCGTCATCCGAGTGGTACGGCTCGCGGCAGCAGTGCAGCTTGCGCGGGCCGAACTTCTCCCAGCAGTAGCCCATCTCGTGGCCCGGGCGGTACGGGCGGTCCGGGTCCTGCGGCATCAGCGTCGGCCGTCCCTCACGAGCCGGTACAGGGCGCGGGCGGTCTCGCAGGCGGCGGTCTCGCTGGGCGCCGGCCGCTTCCGGCAGTCCCCGCAGCCGGGGGCGTGGACGAGGAGCGCGCGGTGCGCGCGGTCGGCGACGTGGCGTCGGCACGCGCGCGGGAACCAACGGCCGGCGGTGTCGAGCGGCTCGCCGAGGTCGACGGCCGTCTCGCCGGTGAGTCGTTCGGTGCCCCAGACACAGACGGCGCCGCGGGCCTGGTCGACGGTGACCTTCGCCAGCAGGAGCGGCGGCAGTCCGAGGACGCGCACGATGGCGGGCGGTACGTCGAGGGGGGCGGGGGCCTCTGCCGTGGCGGCAGGGGGGCCGGTACGGTGCATGCGTCGACTCCTTCGCAGTCGGCCATGCCCCCGGACCGGTAGCACGGTCGCGGGGGTCTTCCGTGTCGACGCTACCTGGCGTGTCAGGTGTTGTCAGGTGACGTCACCCGACGGGAAGCATCGTCGTATCGCTCCTACGGTCGATATATGACCGTGGACCTGGACGGACCGGACCCCTTGTACGAGCAGATCGCGGCTGTGCTCACGGCCCGGATCGCCGACGGCACGTACCCGCCGCGTCGGCGCATCCCGTCGGAGGCCGCAGTCGTGGAGGAGTTCGGGGTGTCCCGGCCGACCGCGCGGGCCGCCGTGCAGCTCTTGTCGACCGCGGGCTCGTCCACACCGTCCGAGGTAAGGGCTCCTACGTCGTTGACGAGCCGCCCCGAGCATGACTCCCTGTGAGTGGCGCGGCCGGTAGCCTCCCGGCATGGACGACGCCGCCGCGCAGCAGCCGTACATCGATCCCGACTCCGACCACGATGACCGGCCGGTGTGCGGGATCTGCCCGTCTCTGCGCTTCCCGCGCGAGGCCTTCGTCATCTACGACCGGCCCACCTGGGAGGCCCCGTTCGACCCGGACGACGGCCGGCGCTACACCCTCGACGGCAGGGTCCCCGCATGCGTGCACCCCCACAAGATCGGGCTCCCGCCAGACAGGCAGGCCCCGCCTCCCAAACCGCTGGAGACGGAGCCCGCCGCCCAGTCGGCTACGCCGCGGCGAAGTCGATGGTGGAGGCCATCCCGCGCTCGGTGATGCCGATCCCGGCGTACAGGCCGTCGAGGACCTGGCGGCGCCGCTCGGCCTCCGGCTCGTCGATCCAGTAGCGCGAGTCGACGTCACCGAAGGTGGCCTTGTAGGCCTGGTGGGTGTAGTCGCCCCAGTTCCAGGCGCGGCCGGCCTCGTGCTCGCGGACGGTGCTGTGCACGAACAGGTGGCCGGTGCGTGCCTGCACCCGAGACAGGGCGGTGAACTGGGCGCAGAGCGCGTGCACCGCGGTGTCGACCGGCACGGGCACGGGCAGCTCGGCCGCCAGCTCGTCGCCGTTGGTCATCTCGTACACCGCGCTCTTCAGCGCCATGACGCGCAGTGCGTCGTCGATGAGCGGCGGTGCGTCACGCTCGACGCTGTACTCGGGGATGAGGACCTGGCCGTAATCGTCGGTCCAGTCCGAGGAGTACTTCTTGCAGCCGTCGAGGACCGCGGGCATTTCCGGGTCCGCCATCCATGCGGTGTGGATCTCGCGGGCCCGTTTGCTGACGTTCTCCGGTGCGGGACGGGTCAGGGTGATGGCCACTGCTACCTCCGTGTCGGGGTTGCTGGTGCCCGTCATCGTGGATCGCCAGTTGGGACGGTTGTACTGACGAACGGGGGCCATTTGGGACGCCACGCGCTAGCGTCCGAAGTGGCCCAAACGTCCTGGGGAGTTGCCTTGCATCAGGAGCTGCAACGCGCTATCGAGAGCGCCGGATTATCCCGCTCCCGGCTGGCCCGTAAAGTCGGCGTGAGCGTCAAGACGGTGGATCGCTGGGTATCTGACCCACGTCGCGTCCCCCACCAACGGACGCGGGACGAGGTGGCAAGCGCGTTAGGAGTGGACGCAGACATGCTGTGGCCCAAGATCCGGGGGGCGGCACCCGGGCCAGACCGGGAGATCGTGGCGACCTACCCATACCGCAACGCCTGCCCAACCGCTGTGTGGTCCCGCCTTTTCGACGGCGCGAAGCGGGAGATCACCTACGCCGGGTACACCAACTACTTCATCTGGCAGGAGCAGCCGAGGATGCCCGAGCGGCTCGCGGCCAAGGCGGCGTCGGGCTGCGCGGTGCGTTTCCTGGTCGGCGATCCCGAGTCTGAGGTGACGCGTCGGCGCGAGGAGATCGAGGCCGTACCGCTCACCGTGTCGACGCGGATTCGGATCACGCTGGACGCGCTCAGCCGGATCAACGGGGACGGCGTGGAGGCTCGGCTATCCGACGGGCACATCGCCCTGTCGGTGTTCCGGTTCGACGACGAGATGCTGGTGACGCCGCACCTGGCGAACCTCCTCGGCCACGATTCGCCCCTGCTGCATCTACGACGTCGGGGTTCCGGCGGGCTGTTCGATCGGTTCGCTGAGCATGTTGATGCGCTGTGGGGCGAAGCCCGGCCGGTGACGGCGTAGACCCAGACATGACGAAGCGGCCCCGCCCTCCCGGAGGAGAGCGGGGCCGCGGTTATCGGGCGAAGAGGGCGAGCGCGCCGGTGGCAGCACCGGCGACGCCGGCGAGGACACCGATGGTGGGCATCGGCCAGCGGGCGCGCTCGAGGGTGCGAATCCTGATCTCGTGGTCTTGGACGTCGGAGCGGATGTCCTTGGCCTCGTCGAGGAAGTTGTCCACCTTGGACTCGATGCGGCCGACCGTCTGAGCCAGGTCCCTCACCTCCTGGTACATCTGGGCGTTACTGATGTACACGCCCGTCTCGGGCGTCGTCATCAGACCCCCTTGGCGAGGGATGCGCTGTTGGTGACGTCGCGAATCCGCGCGAACAGCCCCTTGGCCAGAGCAAGGACGGCTCCGACGCCGCCCGCTCCGGCGGCGTACCACATGCTGCCGTCCAGCGGGGTGGTGACGACGATGCCGCCGATGAAGCTCTGCAGGAACGTCGACAGGACGCGCTCCAGGAGGTCGCGGCCGTAGGTACTGGCGGTCTTCACGACGGTCTGGCCGTCGAAGTGCAGGTCGGGCATGTTCAGGACTCCTTCTTGAGGGCGGCGACGTCGGCGCGCAGCGCGGCGACGTCCTTGCGGAGCGCGGCGAGCGCGCTGGGCAGGCCCGCCACGGCGTTGTAGATGGAGCGGATGTAGCTGGACGCCGTCCAGCGCGGGTTCTTCTTCACGTCCGGCGCGAACGACGGTGCCGGAAGCTTGTCGGTGTCCCAGGTCGCGTCGAAGACGTCGCCCTTGTCCATGTCGAGATCCTCCTTGGGAGTGCTGGTTTCGGGGGTGCTGGGCTTCCAGCCGCCGCTGGAGGGGCCGTCGAGGCGGTCGGCGATCCGGGCGCGCATCGACGCCATGGTGAAGCCGCGCGGGTCGACCTTTCCGGGCTGCCACTCGAGGTGGCCGATCACGGAGCGTTCGTTCCAGCCGTGGTGGCGGCAGACGGCGGCGGCGGCCCGTTCGATGGCCTCGAGCTGGGCGGCGGGCCAGGGGTCCTTGCCGTCGCCGAGGTTTTCGCACTCGAATCCGTAGAAGTGCCGGTTGCCGTCGGTGTTCGCCTCGTTGTCGGCGGGCAACGGCTGCTCGTTGATGACAGCGCCCAGGACGTTGTCGTCGCCCAGGCCCGCGTGGTTGGCGCGGCCGTAGCCGACCAGGTGCACCTTGCCGTCCTTGGTGATGACGCCGTGGCACAGCGGACCGGGCAGGCTGGCGTATCCGTGGCGGCAGATGTCGACGGTGCGCTTGCTGCCCTTCGTCACGGTGTGGTGGACCATCACGCCGTGCACGGGCCCCCAGCGGCCTTTGTGGTTGCGGTTGTGGTCTTCCCAGTCGCCGACCTCGACGACGGTCAGGCCCTCGTCGCGCAGGGCTTGCAGGAAGCTCCGCGCTGCCATCGGTGCGGCCATCAGGCCTCCAAAACGTGAAAGAGGCCCCGGCCAGACGGCGCGGGGCGGGATGGATGGTCAGCAGGATCAGGGGGCGGCCTCGTACGTGCCCCACGCCCGCAGCGACGAGCCCGCATCCCACGTCCACGGCGTCGACGCGTCGATCAGACCCGCACCAGACGCGGTGGAGATCGCGTTGATGTTGCCGCCGGACATCTCGAACTCGAACGTCCCCGTAGTCGTCAACCGCACGCGGATCGGCTGCCGCGTCCCCGCGCCGCTCGAGTAGCCGGACGGCGCCCCGTTCCGCTGGATCTCACCAGCACCACACCCGCCGGCCGTCATGGCCGCCGAGACCGGAGCCGAGATCCGCCAGTTGTCCGTACCCGACCCGAAGTTCGTCGTCGACCCGAACACGATGTCCAGCCGGAAGAAGACGGTGGTCGCGGACTGCGCCCACCGTGCGGAGACGGCGGCGTCCCCGAAGGTGGGGGTGGAGGCGCCGGACGTCGTCCATACCGGCGTCCAGTCCTGCCACGTCGGCGAGATCGACGCCAACCGGTTGGCGCTCACGATCATGCCCGGCTGCCAGGGTTCAAAAGCCACGGGGTCTCCTACAGGGCGAGTCTCATCGGGTTGGCGAGCCGCAGATCCGCGCCCACCGCATGGCTCTTCTCGATGCCGTTGACAGAGCGGACCATGGTGAACGCCTGCGGGCTCGACGCGCCGGAGATACCCGTCACGGTCATGACCTCGCCGCCCACACGGACGTCGAAGTCGGTCTCGTACCGCCACAGCGGGCCAGCGGTGACCGCCACCGACAACGTCGTGTCGTCAGCGTCCACGGCCGCGGCGAGTTCACTGCCGTCCGTGTCGACGATGCCGAGCTGCTCGTCGCCCAGTACGCCCACCTTCCAGGGCCCGGCTGGCACGCAGTCGTAGGTGATGGTCCACGTGCGGGGCAGCAGCGTCTCTTTCAGGCCCATGACCATCAGGTCGACGTCGTCCGGCGCCACCCAGCGCGGCATGTTCGTCAGCCGGATCACGTCGCCCTCGCGAAGGGCGAGCACCGCGGGGATCAGCTCCGGGTGCCGGTGGAGGTTGATGGTGACGGCCGGGTAGCGGGGGGCGTCCCACGTGCCCAGATGCAGCTCCCAGAATGCTCTCGGTTCGGTCTGGGCGTCGGTCGCCAGAGACAGCGGGATGGAGGTGTCGTAGACGCCGACGCCGTCCGGCGGGTCCTGCACCGACAGGGGGCCGGAGGCCAGCACCACGCGTGTGGACGAGCCAGCCTCGCGCGTCACGGTGACGTCATTGCGGATGGCCGTGTCGTCGTCGACCGGCTCCAGTGGCCCGGCGATCTGCCCCTGCGCGTAGTCCAAGATGAGTGCCGGGTCCTGCGAGTACAGCGTCGACCGAGGCCGGTACAGCAGCCGCAGTGCGGTCTGGTCCTCGGTGAGTAGACCGGCGTCCGCGTCCGCCGCCGTACGGACCAGGCTGAGGACGGGTGCGATGTCCTGATAGCCCACCGGCTCCGTCGAGGCTGGCGGTGCGGTCAGCGTGACCGGGAGGCCCTCCTCGTCGGACAGCCGCAGCATTCGAGCGCCCGCGGTCTCCCCGGACCAGGCGTTCATCGCGTTGTCGTAGGCGGTGGTGAAGAAGACGTCCCACACGGAGATGTGGCCGATGGCCAGTCCGTTGATGTCGGCGGAGTAGCCGCCGGGCGGTGAGTGGACACCGGTCGGGCGGCCGGTGATACCTGCCACGGTGTTCTGGTAGAAGCCGGCGTCGCCGGTGATGTCGGACCAGACGAGGGCGTAGTGGATGTTGCTGCCCTGCTGTTCTACGGCGAATCGGCACTTGACCCATTGGCCGAAGATGTCGACGCCGGTGTCGATGATGCGGTCGACAATCGGTTCGCCTTCGTAGCCGAGGCCGAGGAGGCGGGAGGTGTCGGGGCCCATCTGGATGTACCAGTCCCGGATGGTGCCGGTGGAGTGGATCAGCATGAATGTGCGCCGGGTTGGCGGTACCTGCGGCATGCGGTACATGAAGTTCACGGACCAGCCCGGCAGGCTTGCCCACGAGTAGTTGCGGACCATGCCGTTGAGGTGGGAGAGGTTCCCGGGCTGGGAGTTGACGGTGGGCAGTGGTCTGGACGAGGGGAGGCTGTTGTCGGCGGCCCACTGGGCCTGGGTGAAGCGGAGGGGGTCGATGCCTGCCACCGGCGAGTAGGCGCGGTCGGCGTGCTGGCCTTCTTCCATCGGCCAGTACGCCATCGGCTTGAAGCTCGGGATGCGGTGTCGCAGGGAGGAGTCCACGGCCTTGGTGCCGCGTCCGAGGCGGCGCAGGATCCCGGCCGCCTGCACGGGTACCCACGCGTCTGCCTCGCTGGGGACCCATTTTTGCGGCCACTCGCTGATCTCGCCGATGAACCGGTCCACGCGGTCCCGGATCTCTGCCGCGTCGGAGAGCGTCCAGGGTCGGCCGGCGCCGTCCGTGAATGCGGTGGTGCCTGCGGTCTGGGCGGTGAAGTCTGGGTTAGCGACGACGGGTCCGTCGATGCCGTTGCGGACCTCCGCATGGTAGACGCGACCGGCTACGGCGATCCTCGGCGGGGTCGCGTTGTCCTGCGCCGGGGCGATTAGCAGGGGGGCTGGTCCGGCGTAGATGCTGGAGGGGCTGGCCACCGTCACGGGGATGTCGTCCCCGATCTGCGTCCACGGCCCGGCGATGGACTCCGCCCAGTACAGGCGGATCATCCAGTTCGTGCCGTCGCTGCTGTCGACGGTTCCGCGCAGGGCCGCGCGGCGCGGCAGGCTGGGCAGCGTCCAGTGGCCGGTCGGGCCGGTGCTGCCGTTGGTGGTGGTGATGATGTGAAGGGAGCCGTCCTGGATCCGCAGATGCCAGGACCGGTTGCCGGTCTCTTGCGACCACCGGCCGATGAGGATTTGTGCGGTGGGTGCGTACCAGGCGGCCTCTCCCTCCCAGCGCAGATCGATCGCGTTGGTGATGTCCAGAGTGGCGTGGTGGGGGGTGGAGGCGAAGCTCTCCGTGGCGCCGTCGAGCTGGAGGTAGGACTCGTCGCCGGGCAGGGACAGGCGTACGCGTGTGTTGCGGCCGATCTTCCCGTAGTACGGGCTCATCGGGTTGCGGTTGCTGTACTTGCCGGACTTGTTGTTCAGGGTGATCGGCACGGATGCCGGGTCCGCGACCGCCCCCTCGTTGCGGATGCCCCGCTGATGGGTGATCGGAGACCTGGTGTAGACGTCCGCAGTGATGTCGGTCCAGACTCCGTCGATCAGCAACTCGATCCGCAGCCCGAGCGGAGTCTCCGGGAACGCCACTGCTACCTCCTGTTGTTGCCCAGAACGACCTGGACGTCGCCACCGGCGATGCCGACCTGGTTGCGGATGATGGTGAGGAGCTGGTCAGTGAGAGCGTCGCCAGCCCTGAGCGTCGCCGTCCGTACAGATCCGCCACCGCTGCCGCTTGCGTTCATCGCGGATCCGACGGCGCCGGCGTACGACGCGGACGGCGTCGGCGTGTTCACCAGGCCCGCCATCGTCCGGTCGAGCTCCCCGGACGAGGACTCGATACCGGCGACGATGCCGCGCGGGATCCACCGGCCGACGCTCTTGGCCATGACCTTGGACGGGCTGGCGATGCCGAGGGCCTTGGCGATCGGGCCGGGGATCATGGACCGGGCGAAGCTCATGAGCTGGCTCCGCAGGTAGCCGCCCATGGACCGGACGCCGTTGAGCAGGCCGCGTACGACGTCCTGGCCCTTGCCGTACAGCAGGCCTGCCACGTTGCCGAAGGCGCCTGCGATCCTGCGGGGCAGCCCGCGTACCCACGAAACGACTCCGAGAGCCCGATTCACTGTCGAGTCACGGAAGGATTGCCAGGCGCCGACCGCCCGGGCCCTGATCGCCGAGCCCAGCCCAGACAGGGCGCCGCTCGCCCGCCCGGGCAGGGCCTGCACCGACGCGATGAACGACGCCCAGGCCGAGCCGACGGGCCCGGACACGTACCGCGACCACAGGCCCGAGAACCAGCGCCCGATCGCCGCGCCGAGGACAGACATCACGGCACCGGCCTGGCCCGCCTTCGCGGTGATCCAGCCCGTGAAGCTGGCCCACCAGCGCGGTACGTTCTCGATGAGGGCCGTGATGAGGCGGCCGACGAAGCCCACCATCAGGCTGATCGCGGCGACGCTGATCGCGGCGGCGGCGAGTGCAGGCAGGGCTACCAAGGCCAGGGTGATGGCCCCGGCGATCGCGGCGACTTTCAGGACCTTCGTCGGATTCTGCATGATCCACTCGGCTACCGACTGCCCCGCCCCCGCGATCCCCTCGATCATCTTCGGTGCGAGTTCGCGGGCCTTGGCTGCGAGCCGCTGCCCCAGGATCGGGAAGAACGCCACGATTCGGTCGGCGAACGCGGCACTGTCGGCTTCCTTCCCGGCCTGTGCCCACATGCCGCCCAGCGCCTTACCCGCCACGTCCCGGACGTTGGTGAACGCGGGGACCACGGTGCCGCCGAGGAAGTCGACGAGGTTCTGTTGCATCTTCCGTTTGAACTGCTCCAGGCGGGTGCCTGCGTTGTCGCGGAGAGTGTCGCCCATCTCCTCCGCAGCACCGCCGACGTCCCCGAGCGCAGCCGTGGCCTCCGACGGATCCAGGGCGAAGAGGGCTTTCTGCGTGTCCTCGGCCTTCGTCCCGAACAGAGCCAGCGCCACCTCTGCGCGCTTCGCCGGGTCCTCGATCTTGCGGAGCCGGTCGAACATCATGTCCAACGCGGCCTCGGCTGGAGGGCCACCCTCAGAAATGACCTCCTGCATGTCCTTGCCCGACATGCCGATCGCGGCGAAAGCAGCTTCCACCTCCTTGCCGCCGCCCTGCGTGATCAGCACGAATTCTTTGAGCGCGTCGGCGACCACATCCGTGTCGCGGGCGCCAGCCTTCATGCCCTGCGAGAGGAGGCCCGTCGCCGTGCTGGCGTCCAGGCCCATCTGACGGAAGATCGTGGAGTACTCGTTGAAGGTGTCCGCGATGTCGTCGGCGCGTGGCCCCATCTTCTGCAGGCCTGCGGTGAGGGCGTCGAGGGCCTCGGTGCCGTCCTTGGCCAGCCCCGTTTTGATCATCTGGCCGACGGCGTTCGCGGTCTGACCCAAGTCCAGCTCGAACGTGGACGCCAGGTCGGAGACCTTCGTCGCGATCGACTCCAACTGGGCCTCAGTCGCCCCGGGCGGAGCGATACCCGCCCGCATGATGGCGCTGATCGCGTCCGCAGCGGTCTGGAAATCCTCGGTGACCGCGTTCGAGTACAGGCGCCCGGCAAGCTCGCCGTACTTCTTCGCCTCCGCCGGCGTCGCACCGAGCTGCGCACCGAGCCGTCCGACGATCCGGGACTGGTCCATGGCCTCGCCGAAGGCCTGCATGAGGAGAGCGCCGGCCGCCGCGCCCACGCCAGCGGCGGCCATCTTCAGCGCGCCGAGTTTCTCGCCCATGCCGCTGACGGCCTCGTCCGCGCCTGCGTTGCCCGTGTCGCTGAGCCCGTCGCCGAGTCCCTCGCCCGCTTCCCGGCCCGCCGTGACGAAGCGGCCGCGCATGTCGCGGAGGCGGCCGTCGGCGCCGCGGACGATGCCGTCGCCGAGGTTCTCTCCGGCTTGCCGTCCGGCGCGTTCGGCGTCGCCTTCCATGCGCTGGCCGGACTGCCGGAGGGCGGTCTCGGCTTGGCGTAGGGCTGTGGGTACGCCGTCGGCGTCGAGGGTGATGAGGCCGGTGAGTTCGCCGACGGTGAGCGCCACTGCTACCTCCTACGGGGTTGCTTGGGGGGTGGAGGTGCGAAGTGCCTGCTGATGCGGGAGTCGGCGGAGAGGAGCCCGTAGAGGCGGGTGCAGAGCCAGCGCCATGACCTCTCCCGGAGCAGGCCGGGAGTGTCGAGGTCGAGGCCGTAGGTGTCCTGGAAGTCCGCCTCGACAAGCGGCCATTGCTCGAGCAGGTCGGCGCGGGTTACCCGCTTGCCCCGTTGCCGCGCCTGCGACGCTGGCGGGAGCCCGCCCTCGTACCACTCGTAGAGCCCCGTGACCGGGTCGTATTCGCCGCGGCCGACGCCGAGGGCGCTGACCTCTGCTGCCGACGGCCCGCCCGGTTCGGGGCGAGGAGAGAAGGGTCGCCACCGGAGCCCCAGAACTTGGCGGCGGTGTCGCGGTCGTTGAGGACCCACACCATCGCGGTCATCGCGGCGTGCCGGAAACGGGACCACTTCACCTGGGCGAGCATGTCGTCGTGAACGTCGCCGAGGACCAGGCGGAAGAGGTCCCGTTCTTCCGCGTCGTCGAGGACTTCCTGATCCGGTTCGGTGCCGTCCAGGAAGAGCTTCGCGGCGGCCTTGGTGATCGTGTCGACGCGTAGGCCGTCCTCCGCGGGCGGTGACGGGATGCTGAAGACGCGGGTCTGCCCGTCCTTGCAGAGGACGGGCAGCTTCAGGTAGTCGTCGAGGAAGTCCTCGAGCGCTTCGAACTGTGCGGCCATATCAGGGGGTCACCACGAGCGGGTTCTCGATGGCCGTGCGCGGGCCGTCGCCAGTGAAGGTGATCTCGACCTCGCCCAGTGCGGAGTACTCGCCGCCGGCCGGTGCCCACGTGGGGATGGCCTTGCCCTCGTACGCCTCCGGGAGGCCGTTGCGGTTCATCCACCGCAGGTGCACCAGGTTGGCTTCACCGTAGGCGTCGGAGGCGAGGCGGATGGCCTCGTGGACGTCGTTGTACACCTTCGAGGTCTTGTTCGCCTTGCGGCGGATCGTGACCGCCAGCTCCCAGGCCTGTGCCGTCTTCGTGTTCCCGGCCCAGCCGTCCGAGTCGTAGTCCGAGGAGTCCTCGATGTTGGGTTCGGCGGACGGCTGGAATTCCCTGACGCCGGGGCAGAGCTGCCAGTCCGGCAGTTCGGCCGTGCCGATGTTCACTTCGAGGCGCCACTCGCGGGCCAGCTCGGTTTCGGTGGTCTCGACGGGTGTCGTCATGGGGATGCCTCTCCTCAGTCGATCAGATGGGGCCCGGACCTGACCGTCCGGAAGTAGTAGTTGCCGACCAGCTCCATGCGGCCGCGCGTGTCCTGGCCGATCCACGCCTGAGAGTTCCGCCAGGAGATCTCCACCCACACCCCGCGCAGCCGGTAGGAGCGGCGGTTGTGGAGGACGTTGAAGACGTCGTCAGCGAGCTGCACCAGCCCGGCCGCGTCCGTGCCCCAGCGCATGCGGGCCTGGATGCCGGTGACGGAGTCGGTGGAGTCGTCGTCGGCCACCGGATACGGCGTGAGGCCAAGCACGCGGTCAGGCTCGTCGGGGACCTTGCCGAGGCGGATGCCGGTGACATCGGCCGGCAGAACCGCGCCCGGATCGTAGGCGCCGACGCCCTCGGCGTCGAGGAGCTCGGCGACGCCCGTGAACAGGTCGGCGTCGTGGCTCACCGCAATGCCCGCCTCACCTCGGCCGCGATGATCCGCTGCACGGGGCCGCGGTTGGCGTTGAGGGGCTGCTCCAGGTACTTGGCCTGCCTGCCGGGTGCGTGCCGCCAGTCCAGCTCTTCGTGCTGGCGGACGGCGTACGGGCCGTCGAAGGACACGGCGGCGGTGAGGTCGCCGTCGTCGACGGAGGCGGTGCCGGTGGACTGGAGGTAGCCCTCGTCGAGCGGGACGACGTCCTGTGCCTCGGCGAGTACGTACTCGGCGGCGAGGAGCAGGCCGCGGGCGGCGGCGGCGCGGAGTTCCCGCTCGACCGCCGCGCCGTTGAAGTCGAGTCGGAATCGCTGGGCCACAGCGGCCTCCCTACTGCAAGAACACCTGCGTGTTGTTGGGTACAGGCAGCCCGACCGCGTTGACCCGACCGACCTTGATGACCTTTGTTTTGCGGCCGTCCGGCAGCGTCACCCGCGAGTTGAGCGGCGGCTGATGGTCAGGCCAGGCGATGTACGAGGAGGACGACGTCACGTTCTCCCCGCCTGGTGTCGTCACCTGCTGTGTCGACTCGTCCAGCAGGCAGCGCACAATCTCTGCGGGGCGGTATACGTCACCGACACTGGATGACCCCTGGTACGGCTCCACCGTCAGGCGGTGCCGCAGCACCTTCCTGGGGACTCGCCTCACCACGGCGTCGCCACCACCCCGAGCCGCAGCTTCTCCGACGGCAGACGTCGGAGTGCAGACGCTGCACGCGGTGGCAGGTACCCGTTGGCCACCGGCTGCGCCGAGATCGAGTTCGAGCCCCGCGACATGGACACCGGCCCGGCGCTGACGGACTGCCAGTCCCCGTCAGCGCCCAGTTCGTCGCCCGTCTCGTCCCACCAGTCGACGATGGCACACACCGCCTCAGCGAACGCTGCCTGCACGTCCGGGTCGGTGGGCATGCCCGCGCTGTCGGTGTCATACACGGCAGTCAGCAGGGCGTCGTCGAGGGACTTGGAAGCATCGGCGAGTTGACGGACCGCGTCCAGGGGCGGCGCTGCCTGCAGCTGGTTGGCGAGCTGCGTCGTGGTCGCGTAGGACCGGCCGGTCAGCCCAGCACCTGGGGTAGGGGCCACGGAGACCTGCTCGATCTCCACCGAGGCGCCCGTGCCCGTCACCGTCCACCGCAGCAGCCACACCCCGGCCGCCGTGTACGTGAGCGGCGCCGTCCACGTCTGCCCGCTATCCACAGTCGACGTGACCGGTGTGGACACTGTGCCGTCCGGTGCCGTGACGGCCAGCGTGGCCGTGGTCGTCGCGTCGTACGGGGCCACCAGCAGCTGCGCGGTGACCACGTCTCCCACGTCGGGCATCAGCCACCTCCAGAGGTCGAGGGCGTCAGGGACGGCCCGGATACGGACGCGGCCAGATGTGGGTCGGCCGTCGACGGGGTCAGCGTCGGCCCGGTCACCGACGGGGTGAGCGTTTCCGCGGGCTGCTGCTTGCGGCCCTCGATCGGGGCCGCGATGTCGTGCGCGCGGGCGGGGCGCAGGCGCCGGGTCTGGAACGGCTGCCGGATGGTGCCGGCGCGCTCGGCGGCCGACGCTGCGCCCAAGGTGTGGTGCTTGCTGCTGGTGGCGGCGGTTGCCCGGTCGGTGCAGCGGGCCACGCCGAGCCGGTGCTCCTTGCCTCGCGGCACCTCGACGGCCCGATCCGTGGCCGACGCGGCGCCGAGCGGCACCACACGGTCCGCAGCAAGCCCACCCCCGGTCTCCGCCGTGCCAGCGGTGCCGAGGAGTAGCTGCTTCGCGGCCCGCAGCCTGCCCGCGTTCTCCATCCCCCAGGCGGCGCCGAGGTCACCGGACGACCGCAGGTGCAGCATTCGGGCCCGGCTGTCGTCCGTGGCCGTGCCCAGCGTCAGATGCTTGCCCGCCGTCATCCGGCCGGCGTGCTCTTGGCCGTGAGCCTCGGCGAGCGGGACCCGGCGGCCGGCGGCCAGCGGGGCAGCGGAGTCCGCCGTGGCGGCCGCACCGGTGGGCTGGTCCTTGGCCGCGGTGACCGGCAGCGCGGTGTCCCCGGCCGCCGCCAGGAGCCAGGGAGCCGTCTTGCTGCCGGTCACCGGGAGCCCGCGCTCCGTGGCGCGGGCGTCTTCGAGCCGGGTCTCCCCGGCGGTCGTGAACGGGCGGGCCTCCTCGGCGGCGCCCGCCGTGCCGAGTACGGCCCGCTTCGTCGCGGTCAGGGCCAGGGCCGTGTCGCTGGTGCTGGCCACACCGGCCGGCCCGGACTTGGCCACAGTGGCCGATGCGGCCGTCGCATGCTCCCACGCGGCGCCGAGCACCAGAGCGCTCGCGTACCCGACGGTTCCGGCCGCCGTGACCTCCAAGGCCTGGCCGACCACGGCCGTACGAGCGTGCCCCACGGGCCCGGCCGACGACTGCTCGGTGGCTGCGCCGAGCTCGGAACGCCTGGTGACCGTGAGCCCGTGGGCCGTGTCCGTCGTTCGGGCGTCGGCCAGTGTGCGGGCCTTGGTTCCGGTCAGCGGCACGGCCGCCTGGGTGTCGGTGGCGTCCGTCAGCGCCCTGGCCTTCGAAGCGCCGTACGGGGTGGCTCCGGTCTGCTCGGAGGCTGTGCCGAGCGGCACCACCACGGCGGCCGGAGCCACGTTGACGTCGTCGAACTCCGCGACGTTGAGCGTGCCGTCGTCTCGGTGGGCGATGAGCTGAACCTGAAGGTTCGGGTCGGACACCCACGCGGGCGCGGCCACCGTGCGGCGGGTCGTCCACGCAGCACCGTCTGGGCTGGTCTCCCACAGCAGATCCGCTCCGGTCTGCCGGATGCGGAGGTAGGCGTGGGCGACGGGGTCGTACGGGATCGCCGTGTATTCGGGGTCGGCGTATCCGGCGCGGAGGGCCATGCCGAGGGTGTCAGCGACGGCGTTGTGCTCGATGACGACGTCCGTGCCCGGGGTCGTGGTCTGGATGAGGACCTGCGACCAGCACGCCACCAGCGAGTCACCGAGGGGCGCCGGATACATGCGGCAGGACACCTGCGAGTTCCGCAGGGTGTAGATCTTCGCGGAGGCGTACGCCGCGTAGTCCAGGCCGCACGGGACCTGAGCGCGGCCGCCGGCCTCGGTGACGCCGCCGTACGAGTCGGGCCACAGGACCGGGTCGACGATGCCGTCGTCGAAGTCGTCGACCAGCTCGCTCGTAGGCGTGGCGATACGTCCGGCCAGGGGGCCGGCCGTGTCCCGCGCGCGGGCGGGGCCGAGGGTGCGGTCGTCGACCACGACGTCATCGAAGTCGATGTCCGCGATGGCCGGGTTGATGATGCCGAAGCGGGCGTACCGACCACCGCCGAGGACCGAGCTGGTGCGGGTGGCCCACAGGACGCCGTCGAGGCGGGCCTTGATGATGCCTGCCGTGTCGTCGTAGTACATCTCGACGTAGTGCCACTGGCCGAGGGTGAGCGGCGCGGAGGCGGTGCCGGTGGTGCCACCGGACAGGGTCGGGATGAGCGTCAGGTTGGGCTGGAGCTTGAGGCAGTAGAACCCGGAGACGGTGGTGGGATTGAACGACCACGCCATGATCGCGGTGGTCTGGTCGGGTGCCGTGTTCACCCGCACCCATGCGCGCAGGTGCACGCGCGCCGTAGGGGTGTCCGTCGGGTAGATCTGCTTGGTGATGCTGGCCTGCACTGCGGTGGCCGTGGTGCAGGACAGTGATGCCGCGCCCTGACGGGGCGTGGTCGTGTCGAAGGTGACGGTGCCGTTGGTGACGTCCCACCCGGCCGCCGACTGCGTGTCGAAGGTTTCACTCCACAGCCTCACGGCACCGCCCCCTCTCCCGCGCTATGCGGCGTTCTCCGAGACGGCGATGCCGCCCGCACCCACGCTCGCGGTGATCGACGTGCCGTCTGGGGTGACCGCGAAGTCATGCACGGTCAGCGGGATCATCGCGGCGTCGGTGTTCGTACCGTCGGGGTCGAAGCAGATGACGATCTTTCCAGTCGGGTTTCCTGTCGCATCCGCCCACACCAGCGCATCGGCCGTGAAGCTGGCCTCATTGGTGGTGTCGTCGACCGTCTTCGTGACGCCCGTGAGTGTCTTGCGCCCCATGGTCGTCTGTTCGTTGGAGGCCCCGGCGAGGAGGGCGGCCAGAGTGTCGTAGTCCTGGAGCGCGTCATCGGATTCCAGACCCGTGGCTTCCAGGACGACGGCTACGAGCGCTGCGCCACCGGTGCCCGCCTGGGCGGTACGGGCGAACCAGAGATGTTCACCCTTCGCGATGTTGGTCACGTAATTGCCCATTGGGTGACTCCAGTCTTGATTAGAATTAGGGGCATGTCGTCAGTGACGCGGATGTGCGATCAATGTGGCAGCGAGTTCTCCCGGAAGCCCAGCGATGCGGGCAGGTACTGCTCCCGGGCCTGCTACCAGCGGAGCAAAGTCCGCATCGTGGAGTCCGTTTGCAAGCAGTGCAATCGGACCTTCACCCACCGCCCGGCGCTCAGCCCCAAGTTCTGCTCACCTACTTGTTCAGCCGACAGCATGCGGCGGTCAGAACCCGCCAACTGCCAGCAGTGCGACAGCGAGTACCGACGTCCTCCGACTCAACGCGGCAAGTACTGTTCGCCGGAGTGCCGAGCTGCGGCGTCAAGGAAGACGGACCGCGCGCACCGTCGAAATCTGCGTGTGCCCGGGCACCCGCTCGCCTTGAAGTCGGGCCTTGTTCATGAGCAGCGCGTCATCCTGTACGAGAGGATCGGCCCCGGCTCACATCCGTGTTTCCACTGCGGAGAGAGCGTCACCTGGACGCCAGGCAACCGGACGCGGCCCGGCTCCCTCATCGCTGAACACCGCGACCGGGACCCCGAGAACCAGTCTCCTGAAAATCTGGTGCCGTCCTGCCAGCGTTGCAACAACCTGAACTCGGACCGCCCAGTCGCGGTGGGTGAGACGTTCCGGCTCCGGAAGAACGGCACCAAGTTGCGCGGCGAGCGACGGAGCTGCGAGCGATGCGGCCAGTCGTTCGTCACCTGGGGCGCTCAGAAGCCTGGGCGTGGCCGCTTCTGCTCGCTCTCCTGCGCCCGCCGCAAATCGTGAGGCGAGAGGGAGGCCACAGTGGACCTCCCTCGCTCGCGACGAACCGATCAGGTGACCGGGTTCTCCCCGTACTTCGCGATGAGCACGGCCTTGGTCAGGGACGGGATCTCGGCCCGCTCCTCGTCCGAGACGGCACGCTTCTGCGCGTACTCCACCCACGTCTCCTTGGACGCGGAGCGGTCCGGCGGGTCCCCGGCGTCCTCCTGCTGCTCGCGGTGCTCCTCCTCGGCTGCCGCGCGCGGTCCCTCGGTGGAGGTGAGCGCGACGCCCGGGGAGGTCTGCGGCCGCTGGAGGACGCTGTCCGGGGTGGGCGCCTCCGGGGTCTCGTCGGCGTCCAGGCGCTCCCAGTTGGGGAGCATGTCGAGGCGGGTGTCCGCGTGCTCGCGCTCGACGACGTCACCCGTGTTGGTGTTGTGGTAGCGGATCATACGGCAGCAGCCCCCTGGATGAGCACGGCACGGTTGGCGTCGAGGGTCTTCGTCCCGTACAGGCAGTCCACCGAGACGACGGTCTGCTTGTACTTGATGTCGTAGTCGTAGACCACGCGCAGCGCGAACCCCTTGTAGTTCATGATCGTGGCGTCCTGCGCGCCCGGAGGAACCTCCAGCGTGCGGGTCACCAGCGCGAACGCCGTCTTGTGGAACGCGACGTCGACCTCGGTGGTCGGCTGGCCCGTTGTCGGGGTCTCGGCCGGGCCCGCGATGTTCTGCGTCATGTACGGGTTGAACCCGGACGCGCGCGCGCCGAACTGGGCCTCGGTCAGACCGACCGTGGAACCGCGCTCGTTGGCCGCGCGCCAGATCTTCTCCGCGACCCACCGGGCCTTCGTGCGCGGGCCGACGACGACGTTACGGTCCGACGCCGGAACGTTCTTCGTGTCCAGGACCGCGCCGGCCTCGATGAGGACACGCGAGTCGGACCACGGGTACTTGCCGTTCGCGTAGTTGTGGTCTTCGCCGAGCGGGTCCTCGGCGACCGCGCCGACGGTCTGCGTGACGTCGTCGCGCAGGGCCAGGAGGTCGCGGTCGATCTTCTGGGCGATGGCTTCCATGGCCGGGTCGAGGAGCTGCTCGCCGAAGTCGTTGATCTCCAGGTTGAGCTGCTCGGTCGTCACGGTGAAGCTGACGTCAGGCAGGTGGTTGAGGACCACCGGGAAGCCGGACTCGGTGGCGTTCTGCGGCACGATGCCGGTCGCCCGACTGAACTCGTTGGCGACGAACGTTGCGGGCTTGCGCACCGTGATGGTGTCGCCCTGCCGTCCGGCGAAGTCCGACTCGTAGTCGCGGTAGACGAGCTGCGCCATGTGCGTGGACTCGTACAGCGTGGCGAGTGCCCTCGTGGCGATCAGGTCAGGGGTCAGGAACGTGTTGGCCACAAGGGCCTCCTATCCGTGGGGAGGCTCAGCCCTGGCGTGCCTTGCGGCGGGCTTCGCGCTGGGCCTCGATGCTGTTGCCGTTCTTGGGCTTCTCCGAACTTCCGGAGAAGTCGCCGGATGTGCGCGCGGGCGCCTGGCTCGCGGCCTTGAGCTTGGGGTTGTCCGCGACCGCGGCCTTGATGGCGGCAGACACGGCCTTGTCGAACCCTTCACTGGACGGGTCGAGGTCGGCGATCGACTTCAGGAAGGACCTGCTGTCGGTGAGCGCCGACGCGTCCGCGCCGTGCTTCCCGGCCCCGCGGAACACGGCCAGCTCGATCGCGGTCTCGCGGTGCGCCTTCTGCGTCCGCTCGATCTCGGCGGTGAGCTTCGCCGGGTCCGGGGCCTCGTCCTTGTCGTCCTTGACCAGGCCGAGCGCCTTGCCCATCTCCTGGACGAGCTGCGCCTTGGCCTCCTCGGCCGCCTGCTTCTTGGCCCCGGTGCGGGCCTTGGCCGCCTCAGAGTTGGCCTGCCGCAGCTCCTTGCGGAGCCGCTCCAGCTCGGCCGCCGGGTCCTCGGTCTTCTTGGCGGGTGCCTTCGGCTTGGGCTTGTCGCCCTTGGCCGCGTCGTCGTCCTGGTCGTCGTCGCCGGTCCCGCCAGCGTCGTCGTCCTGGTCGTCGTCCGTGCTCGTGTCGTCACCGTTGTCGCCGCTGTCGGATCCGGAGTCGTCTCCGTCCCCGCCGTCGGCGTACAGGTACGGCGCGAAAGGGCCGTGGCCGTAGGGGTGTGCCCAGCCAGCACCGGCCAGCCTGGGAAGGGTTCGCTTCTGCATGCGTGCACTCCTGGTGCGCGTCGGGATAGTTCGGCCCCGCGCCTGGCGGGGGTTGTGCGATCCGGCCCACGCCTGGCGGGCGGAAGACTGTGGGCCCGGTCAGCGGGCCGTGGTGAGCTGCTCGCGGTGCGACTTGCGGGGCAGCCCGGTCTCAGCGATCAGTTCACGGATGCGGGCCTGATACGCACGGACGCTCGCGTTCGCCTTGCGGCGTGCCTGCTCGTCCATCGCTGCCTCGGCGCGCCGCTTCCACCGCCGGACCTGCCGCTCCAGATACCGTTGGTGCTGGCTATCCTCGTAGGTGCCCCGTGACGGCTGCGGCTTCGGTACCCGGGAGACGCCCGGGAGGAAGGCGGAGACCGTGTGTCGGCAGTTCGGATGCATCAGCCGAGCAGCCCGCGCTTCCGGCAGCGAACCAGCCACCCTGACGGTGACCATCTCGCCGTCCTCGGTCGCGTGCTGCACCTGGATCTCGCGTGCACCGGGCTGGCCGGTGCGGGTGAGGATCTTCCGCTCCCACGGCCTGCACAGCTCGCACTTCTCCGGCGCCTGCGACACGATCACCAGCTCCACACCGGCCGCGCCGAGCCGATCCGTGTGCGCCTCCACGGCGGCCCGGCCGAGTGCGGACCGCATTGCCATCTCGGCGTACGACCGCATGTCCCACGAGCGGCCACGCGCGTCCACGAATCCGGTAACGCCACGATCGGCGAACCGATCGAGGGCGGCCTGTGCGGCCTGCCTACGGGTCTGCGCGCCAAGAGCGGGGGCTGCGGCTGCGGCTGAGATGACGTCGCGGTAGGCGTCCATCGACACCCGCAGGATACGGAGGTAGACGGGCCCGGTCTCGTCGATGACCGCGCGCGCGAGGCGATCCACCACCGGGGCAGTTGGTACGGCTGCCGCAGCAGCCGCAGCCTGACCGACGCCGAGTGCCCCCAGCTCGGCGACGGCCGCCTGCTGCCCGCGGTCGTACGCCTCGGCGAGCGCCTGGTGGATCGCCCCGTTCGCGTCGAGCTGCAGGGCGGCGATCACCTCGTCGATCGCCGACTGGAGGTTGCCGACGGCCGCGAGCTTCATCTGCGCCCACACTGGGGAGTTGATGCCCTCGGCGAGGGCCCGCCGGATCTTCTCGATGAGTACGCCCTCGGCGGCCTCGTACAGGTCAGCGACGGCAGCCGCGAGGTCTTCGGCCATGGCTGGGGATACGGGCATGACCGATCACCACCTTCTACGGGATGTCCCCGGCCTGCATCGGGTCCGGGACCGCCGTGCCCGCCTCGACCTGAATCCGCCGCACTTCTCCGGTCACCTGGTCGTCGTCCCACTCCGGGTGGGCCATCCGCACCAACGTGTCCGTGCTCGCCGCCTGCGCCCGCCGCAGAACGTCCGCCGTGTTCGCCAGCGACAGCGGATCCTCCTGCACCGAGTCCTCGAACTCGACCGTCGGCCGCTGCGGCGTGATGCCCCCGCCGAACGCGTACTGGTCGACGGCCAGAAGCGCCTCCACCAGATGCGCCAGCGCAGGCCGCCAGCGCAGCACCTTCTTCCCGCGGGTCGTCATCGACCGCCGCTCCCGCGCGGTGACCTCCGTCGCGGTGACAGCGACGTCACCACCGATCCCGAACGTCTGCCCGCTGTACCCGGCGGAACGGAGGATCTGGTTGACGAGGTCTTCCGCCGTGTCGTGATGCTCCTGCACGCGGATCGCGAACTGGGCGACCGTGAGTTGCATACCGCCACTGGCTCCACGGTCGAGCATTCCGACCCCGGCGAACGCCTCCTGATCCGGGTTCCAGCTCGCGCCGCGCCCCGGTCCGGTGGACTGGAGGTACGTCTCGGGGACGACGATGCGGCCCTTGCCGAGGCGGATGTCCCGCATCCACGACGAGTAGGTCTCGTCCAGGGCGTCCATGAGCGGCTCGACGCCGTCCAGGTCCGAGCGGCCCCAGTCCTTCAGCTTCTGGTGGCAGCGCCACCGGCGGCTGTTCTGGTTGGGGATGTACACCACGTCGAGGCCGGCGTACCCGGTCTCGACCGCGCCCTCGTCGTTCACCACCGTGGCGAACCCGGCGGTTGCGTCCGAGTCCTCCAGCGGGACAGGCCGGCCGAGCTTGTCCTTCGTCCCCTGATAGAGGCCGTGCAGGATGACGCCCGGCTCGTGCCGCTGAAGGGATCGCCAGACCTGGCCGTCTTCTTCCCTGACCACTTTCCAGAAGGTGACCGCGGAGAGGCGGCCCCACGTGAATTCCGGCAGCGCCCTGTCGGCGTGCTCCGCAGTGACCCAGGCCCGGTCGGCGACGTCCTTGTCGTACACCGGCCGCAGGTAGATCCCGCCGAGCGCGGCCCCGACCTCTGCCGCGGTCTGCAGGGTAGCGAGGAGGCCGTCGTCGGCGAGGACGTCGAGGCGGGTTTGGGTCGTGTCGTCGTCGACGGTGAACCGCGGCGGCTCGGAGAACAGGAGGTCGGCGCTGCCGCCGCAGAGGTCGCCGGCGATCGGCACGTGCATCTTCGTGCGCCGCTCGCCCGGGGCGGTCGGTGTACCCCACCACCAGCGGGCCATCCGGCCGACGACTCCGCCGGCGTACTGGAGTCGCTTGGGGTCGGGGCCGCCGCCGGTGCTGCCGCCGTAGAGGGACTCCAGCCGGTCGGGGTCGCCGGACCACCATGTGTCCCAGGTGTGCATGGCGTCGAGGGCGGGGCCGAGGTACGGGGGCGGCCAGGCGGTGTCACCCGTGGGCAGCGGCATCCGGCACCTCCCCCTCGTCGTTGCCCGTCGGGCGTTCGATCTCGTTGGCCGCTACACGGAGGGCAGCGGCGAGGTTCGTGGTGAAGCTGTCCGGCCCGTCGGAGAGATCGAAGGTCAGCGTCCCGACCTCGTACGGCGGCAGGTCACCCATCTGGAGACGGACAGGCATCTTGACCTCTGCGGCCATCAGGCAGCCACCTCCAGTCGCGTAGGTAGGTAAGGCCGCCACAGGGCCTCGGTCGTACGGACGCCGTAGCGCAAGGCGTCACAGCTGTGGTCGTTCTCCTTGATGGGCTTGTCCTCGCCCTTCTCAGCCGCCTTGTCGTCCCAGGAGTAACCCGGGAGTTCGTCGATCAGCCCCTGCGCGGACTCGTGCACCAGCAGGTCGCCGGTCGAGAACAGCGACGACACCGTGCGGATCCCGTCCAGCACGGTGTTGTCCGCAGCCGTCACACCAGACACCCCATCGCGGTGCAGCTGCTCGATGTACGAGGCCGCCGACGGGTCCACGATGGTCCACTCCGGGGCGACGCCCACGACGTTGGTCTCCGGCTGCGGCACCCGGGCCAGCCACGCCCGGCGCGCCTTCGAGTACTCGCTGTCGGTCATCTGCCGGCGGGACGTACGTGAGTCGTGCCGGTACTCGTTGACGACGTACAGCTTCCGGTCCGTGCCGACACCGATCACGAGGTCGGCGTACGGGTTGGTCGTGCCGTAGTCGATTGCGTCGCACAGCCAGCGGTCGATCCGGGGCAGCGTCCGGACGACGTGCCGCTCGGTGTCGAACATCTCGTAGATTGCGCCCTCGCTCTGGACCCAGTGACCGGAGATGAAGCGCCGGTACCAGAGGCCCACGTACTCGGCTTTCAGCGAGGCGACGTACGCGGGGTCGAGGGCCGGGTTGTCGTCGAGGGTGAAGTGCCACTCGCGGAGATCGAGCTGCCCAGCGCGGTCGAGGAAGTCCTTCTTCAGCCAGTGTCCGGGGTTGTCGGGGTTGGTCGTGGCCAGCAGCCGCGCGCCCGGCACTGAGAGGCGGCCGAGGAGCTGGTTCCAGAAGCCGCGCGGGATCAGCGTGGCCTCATCTACCAGCGCCAGGCACGCGGTCAGTCCTCGAAGGCGGCCCTCCGCGCGGGAGTCCGCCGCACCGATCAAGTGGATCGTGCGACCGAGGACCGTTGCCGTGGTGGCTCCGCGGGTGTGGACGACGAGCTTTGCAACGGACCCGAATAGCGCTTCGTCCTGAAGCGGCTCCAAGACGTTCCGTTCGATCGTCTGCAAGGACCGGCCCACGATGACGATCAGCCCGGACGTCGGTGCCGCGGCCACGGCGATGAGAAACGCGACCAGCGAGGCGATCGTCTTCCCTGACCGGATGGCCCCGTGCCAGACGCAGATACGGGCCGTGGCCTCGGCGATCGAGCGGATCTGCTTTCGGGACAGGGGCAGCGAGTCGAGCATCAGCCCTCCTCGCTGTCGTCCCCTCCGCCGTCGAGGCCGGCCAGCTTGTTGAGGCCCTCGGCGAGGGAGCCGAGCATCGAGCGGGCGGCTTCCACTCCGGGGTCGCCGTCAAGCTGTTCGAGCTTGACGGCCTGGTTCATGTATTGCGTGATCGCCCCAGAGAGGGCTTTCTCCTCTTGGCCCGGTACGTGGTCGAGGCTTTCGGTCTCGATGCCGTTGACGGTGCTGGTGGTGAATTTGAAGCGGCCGTCGTCGGCGCCTTCGAGTTGGTCGAGGAGGCGTTCGGTGCGCGCGTACAGGCGCTGCACGATGGCAGCGCGGCGGGCCTTGGCGTCGGTGACCTTGGCTTGGGTGGCGACGGCGGTCATGGTGCGGTCGAAGGTGAGGCCGAGGCGTTCGGCGTGGACGCTGACGCCGCGAAGGCTGCGGCCCATCTCGCGGGCGATGGCGTTCCGGCCGAGGCCCTCGGTGTGGAGCCGCTTGAGTTCTTCGATCTCCTCGTCGTTGAACGGGATCGGGGCTGAGCCCTTGGACGTGGCCACGGTCACCTCCTCCAGGCGTGCGAAGGCCCGACCGCGGGACGGTGCGGCCGGGCCAGTCAGTGGATGTGGGACTACTTCGCTGGGCAGCTCCGGCCCTCGTTCGTCTCGAAGTCGGTGGCGCCCTCGTCCAGGCCGGTCACGACGGAGCCCATGTGGCCGGCGGCGTACCTGCCATTGGCGAGCCGGTTGTCGACCTTGTCGGTGCCGCCGGTTGAGCAGTTGATCTGCACGAAGTAGCCGGCCTCGTCGTCGAGGCTGTCGGTGACAGCGTTGAATACGGTGCGGAGATCCTTCGTGGTGTCGACCTCGACGACGACGAGGCGCTTGTTCCCCTCGTCGTCCTGCTCGACCACGGTGTAGGCGGGCTGCTTCGCGGCCGGCTTGTTGTCGGCGGGTTTGTCTTCCTCGACGGCGGCGCCGATGGCGAGTGCGACGACGAAGAACCCGACGATGCAGGCGGCGATGATGCCGAGGATTTTCCCGGCCTTGTTCTTCGGCTTCTGCCTGCGAGGCGGGGGCGGCGTCGGGCCCCACTGGGGCGGCTGCTGTGGCTGTTGCGGGCCGGGCTGGGACGTTCCCCAGGTGATCGGCTGTTGTGGCGGCTGCCATCTCGGCGGCTGCGGCGGCTGGTTCATGTTCCCCCCAGGAACGGATGTGAGATACGGGGGTCATGATGCCGCGTCTGGGGCTTCTGGTTCCGGGCATGCCAGATCTGCGGCTCAGTGTGCATGATCAGCTCGCGGAATTCAACACGTGATGAATGGCGGGCAGAGAGAAGCCCCGCCAGGACGGGGGGCCTGGCGGGGCCTCAGTTGCCGGGCGTTACCCGGCGCGCAGCCTCCAGTGTGACAGGAGGGCGGCTACTTCTTCCGCTTCTTCGGCGTGCCGGGCACGGGCTTCTTCTCGGGCGGGAACGAGCCGCCACGGCTCGCCTGGTACGTCGTCTCGTGGTCCTTCAGCCGGGGGTCGTCCTGCCGAATGGGCTTGCTGAATCCGAGTGCCATGATGGCGGTCCTGTCTCGTGTGATCGGGATGGGGACCGGGGCGTGGCCGCGCTCTTCCTGGCAGTTGGGAGCGGCCACGCTCCGGGGTAGATGGGCCCGTAGACGGGCGGTAGATCGCGGTAGATACGCCGGTAGACGTGCAGGTCAGGCAGCGGTAGACGGGGCGGTAGACGCCTCCTCGGCGACAGCCGGGGAAGGGGCCAGATCGACGCGCCGGACACCCCTCGTGGGGCTCTTACTGCCGGGCACCTTCACCTTGAGCTGGACGGGGATATGCAGGGCCTCCAGACGGGCCCGCAGATCACCCACCGTCCAGCCCTCCCCGTGGCCCCTCTCCTGGAGGTGGGCGAGGACCGTACGGAGGTGCACCGCGTCGGCCTCTCCCATCGCCTCCAGAAGGAGCGCCCGGACAGCGTCCACGTCGGGGCAGGCGGGGACCTCCTCGACGGCCGGAGCGCAGGCCTCACGGCCCGCTCGCCAGGAGGCGACCAGCCACCCGGCGGACAGCAGCCACAGGAGGTTGGGGAAGGCCCGCACCAGGCGCCACAGCAGGTAGCCGCCGAGGGCGAGGAGGACCAGGCGCGCCCAGCAGCCGAGCGCGGCCTTCACTCCGGTGAGATCGTCACGGCGGCCACGGCGTACCCACGCGGCGGCCCGCGCGCCCAGGCGGCGGGCGAGCACGGCGGACCCGGACGCGATACGGCCGGCGGGGCGGGAGAGGCGGCTCACAGCAGGCCCGCCCCTTGCACCACGGACACGATGCCGTCGCCCACGCCGTTCAGAGCGGCGGGCAGAAAGGACAGGGCCCCGGCCACGCCGGCGGTGAGCAGCAGGACGGCGCCGACGAACGCGCCGCCGATGATGCGCCGCTTCTCCTTCTTGCCCGCGGCCTTGTAGGCGAGGACGACGAGGGTCACGGCGATGACGACGACCACAGCGCCGGTGGCGGTGAGGCCGGTGAGCTGTCCGGTGGTGAGGCCTTGGCCGACGCGGGCGCCGGTGAGCCCCTGGCCCGCGGCCTCGCCTGCGCTGTTGCCGACGCCTCCGGTGCGGGAGTGGGCCCAGCCGAGGATGCCGCCGGGGCAGGCCGCGGCGCAGGCTGCACCCCCGAAGCCCTTGCCGAAGGAGGCGAGCATCTTGAATTCTCGGCCGCCGGTCCACCACGGGTAGAGGTTGCAGGTCAGGATGATCAGGGCGGCGAGGAGCCCGCCGAGGGTGAGGGTGGAGGTGGCGGTCACTTGTGCACTCCGGTGAGGGCGAGGATCGGGTCCCACCAGTCGAAGACGCCGAACGCGCCCAGGCTGGCGGTGACGAGGAGGAAGCGGGGGACGGCGCGGCCGGTGTGCCGGTCGAGGGCCCACGCGGTGGTCAGGGCGACGGCGGTGATGACGTAGGCGGCGAGGATGCCGGCCTCGGTGCGGGCCTGGTGGACGGTGTCGGACCAGAGGCTGACGGGGCTGTGCCCGCCGAGCCAGGGGGTGAGGGCGGCGAGGATCGCGAGGAGCATCCGCCAGGTGACGAGGTGCTCCCACAGCCAGTCCCAGGCGCGCGCCCACAGTGGCGGATCCGGGTCCGGATCCGGGTCCGCCCAGGTCAGGATCACGTCGTGGGTGTGGCGGATCTCGACTGGGCCCGGGTCCGGATCGTTCCGGACTGGCGTGGGCGGGGGCGCGGGGGGTGGTGGTGCGGGTTTCTCCCACCACGGCGGGAGTTCGTGGGGCTCGGGGGCGCGGGCGGGAAGCGGGGCGCCGGCGGGGATGATCCGGGTGGGTGTGACGGGGCGGGGCTCGGGCATGGGGGGCTCCTGGTGGCCGAAGGGGCGAGCGCTCAGGGCGCGGAGGAACACGCGGACGCGCTGCTCATCGGCGCCCTGGTCGGTCATGCGACGGTCCTCACGGGTCGGGGAGGCAGGTCGGGGTCTGCTCGCCGGGTCTGCACGGGGTCTGCTCGCCGGGTCACTCGCCGTCCCAGGGCCGACTGCTTCCGGCAGTCGCAGCGAGGGCCAGAACCGGGCGGTGCTGGCCGTCACTGGTGGTGCCGGACGCCGGGCTACTCGCTGGCAGGGGCGGTCTCCTCATGCGTGAGCAGGGCGCCCCACGCGCGGCGCAGGCGTTCATCGCTGCCGACGAACCCGCGGTCGCGGAACTCCTTCTGAGCGTGTCGGTAGGAGCGGGGCGGGTCGTCGGTGTAGCGCAGGTGCCGCAGGACCACGCACAGCTGCGCGTCGCTGAGGGGCTCGCCCGACACGGGGGTTGACACGCCCGCGACGGCACCCAGCTCAGCGAGCGTGACGGGCTGCGCCGGGGGTGTGTCGGCCGTGTCGGTGGTCGCGTCCGCTGCGGTGTTGACCTGCGTGTCGGTGGGCGTCACGGGGTGCGGGGCGGCCGTGTCGGGAGTGGTCTCGGGAGTCGTGGCCGGGGCGAGGCCGGGACGGTCTGTGTCGGGTGCCGTGACGGCGACCGATGCGGCTGTGTCGGGGGTCGACACGGCCAGCGTCAGGGTGCGCGCCGCGAACGCCGCGGCCTTTTGCCCGTGCTTCTTGTCGGTCTTCCGGAGGCGCTCCTCTGCCTTCGCGCGGGCCTTCGCGATGCGGGCCTCCGCGACCGTCAGCGTCTGCGCGCGGGCGATCTGCCGCTCCATCTCCCCGAGGTGGCTGGCGGTCTCGGTGACGACGTCGGTGACGGCGGCCGACCGCAGGTGCCGGGCGTCGGCGGCGGCGAGGGCGCGGGCGTTGCGGTCGGCGGCGGACTGGTCGGCGATCTGGGCGGCGGTGGTGTGGTCGGCGAGGACGTTCCCGGCGAACAGCCGCAGGGCCATGAACGCGGCGGCGGCCAGGGGCACGAAGGCGAACACCTTGGCGTGGCCCAGGATCAGCAGGGTGCCGGTGGAGACGCCGAGCGCGGCCAGGGACAGGCCGAGCATGACGGCGATGCCGAGGCGGGAGCGCTGCCGGATCGCAATCTCGCTCATGCGGAGGGCGCCGATCCAGAGGGCGTCGTAGACGAGGGCGATGGACCATCCGGCGATCAGGCCGAGGAGGCCGTCGAGGCCGAGCATGGGGCCGAGCTGGCCGCCGACGGTGATGGCGACGAGGGCGAGTGCGGCGAGGGTGAGGAGCTTCTCGACGACGGCGAACAAGTCGAGGCGGGCAGCGGCGGAGCGGATGCGGTCCATCGGGGTCCTCCTGGGTGGCCGCCTCCACGACGGGGGACGTAGCGGAGGCGGCCGGTCTCGGGTGGGGTCAGCGGCTGGAGCGGTACCAGCCGCCCTTGCGGTCGCGGGCGCGGTCGCGGTCTTCCCACGCCTGGCCTTCGCGGGCGGCGCGGCGGGCGACGCTGGTCTTGTGGCGGCGGAAGCGGCTGGCGTCGCCGGTGACCGTGACGCCGGCGGCGGGATAGTCCCGGCTGGACTTCGAGCTGCGGAAGAGGCCCATCAGGTGGTCCCTCGTCCGTTGCAGCCGGTGCAGGTGCGCCACACGGTGGTCTGGCCGCCGCTGGGCTTGGGCGTGGTCTCGGGGAATCCGCCCTTGCCGCCGCAGTTCTGGCAGGTGGGGCCCTGGTAGGTCATGCGGTCACTGCCAGGCGGGGCTGGGGCGCGGTGCCGGGGTCGGTCCAGGCACCGCACTTGCCGCAGACGAGCTGGTTGCCGTCGCGCCGCATGGGCTGGTTGCAGCAGACGTAGCCGGTCACCGCTGGCGCGAGGCACTGGGCGGCCTGGGTGCGGTTTTGCGCGGCGCGCTGCTCGTAGCCGGCGGCGCGGTCGTGGTCGCCGGCCTTGCGGGCGTCGGCCGCGGCCTCGACGTACAAGCTGGCGGCCCGCTGGTGCATGAGGGCGGCCTGGGTGAGGTGCTGCGCCGGGCTGGGCTGCTGGGGTTCCTGGTCGGTACCGTGGTCCACGGTCATTCCTCCTGGTGATGCAGGTGGATGGCTGGCCCGGACGGGAGGTGCGAACTCCCGCCCGGGCCGTTCTCGTTGCTGCCGTTCCAGAGTGCACGTTCTGCTTTACAACGTCAAGCAGAACAGGGAGGATGTTGCCGTGCCCAAGAGCCCTGAACCAGAGGGGAGCGCGCGCTTGATGACCACCACCGAGATCGCGAAGGAGCACGGGGTCAGCCGTCAGACGATCCACACGTATCGGCGGACCGGCATCTTCCCCGCTCCGGTCGAGGGCGAGGGCAGTACGCGGCCCCGGTTCCGTGAGGACCAAGTCGACGCGTTCTTCGAGGCGAACCCCAAGCAGCCGCGTAAGAAGCGCAGGCCCCAACCCGAGCAGCAAGGAGCGCCAGTGACCACGACGACCGATCCCCGGATCGCGATCCTGTCCAGCCTGAACGACCCGCCGTACAACGAGACGGCGGAGAAGCGCTGCGTCCCGTGGGGCGAGGCGGAGAAGCTGCTCGACGCCTACCGGGCGGCCGTCCTGCGGACCGCTGCTGACGAGCTGGCGGAGGACGATCACCTCCTCGCGGCCGAGGAGCTGCGCCGCATGGCCGACGAGAAGCCGGAGGCGCAGGATGGATGACCTGGTGCAGTGGCTGCGCTCGCAGCTCGACGAGGACGAGCGGACCGCCCGGACTGCGTGCGAGTACGCCGAGGCCGAGTGGCGGCTGGATGAGGACGGCGAGACGGTCTTGTGGTGGCCGCCCGAGCCTCACATCGCGGAGAAGGAGCGCGAGAAGGGGCTGCCCGTCGTTTCGGACCACTGGCGCGGCCAGACCATCTCGCCGGGCGGGACGCGCATCGCTCCACACATCGCGGAGCATGATCCGGCGCGGGTGCTGCGCGAGATCGACGCCAAGCGGCAGATGCTCGCCCGTGTCGTGAACCACGCGAACCTGATGGGGCGGGACGAGATCCACGGCGACCTGTTGCGCCTACTCGCCCTGCCCTACGCCGACCGGCCCGGCTACCGCAAGGAGTGGCGGCCGTGACGGCGATCTACCTGCCGGAGTCGGGGAGTCTCCCGCCGTGGGTGGGGATCCTGGTCGCCGCCGTCGTCCTGCCCCTGCTGGCCTACCGGGCGTACCGGCTGTGGCGGGCGTGGCGGCGCCGACGGTAGAGGCCGCCGTACGACAGCCCCGTCTCATCCGAGGCGGGGCTTCGCCGTGTCCGGGCTATCCCAGCGTGCGCCCGCCCGGGCCCGCGCGCAGGGTGGAGAGCATGAGCCCGCCGCCTGTGATCGTGTACCCGCCCGACGAGCAGGGCGGCCGGCGTGTGCGGGTCGACGGAACGATCCTCGGCCTGGCGTACGGCATCCGGGATGTCACCGCGTTCTTGCAGGAGGCCGGGCTCCAGGAGTTCGACGACATGGACGTCGTGCGGTCCGGCCTGATCGAGTGGCGTGGAGGCGGCCCGGAAGTCTGGACGCACTGACCGGGCCGGGCGTACGGTCTTGGCACCACCGAGAGGGGGGCGCCCGCTCGCGGTTGCGGCCCTCCGGCCCCTGCACCCCTGGGGTCGGAGGGCCGCGTCATGTTCGGCGGCGGTCCGGTGCGGGGTGCGTAGTCCCGCGCTGTCCGGACACTGCATCAGCTTCCGGACCGCCAGGCTCAGGATGCCACGGCCACCCACAGGACGACAGCGAGTGCCGCCACGATCAGGCACCGACCCAACAGGCGCCGCTGCTCCCGGCTCATGCCGCGATCACTCCGCCCTCGGTCCAGATCCGTCCGCACCCGGTGCAGTGCGCGACGGGCACCTTGCCTTCGCCGCCGTGGACGTCGATCTGCCCGCCGCACGCGCACGGGGCCTCCAGGGTCCGCTGCTGAGCCGCAATGTCCAGCGCCCGCTCGACCCGGGCCGCGGCGCCGGCCGCGACGGTCCCGATCCGCTGCTCCTCCTCGTCGGTGATCCGTCGGCACGGGCCCGGGGCGCGCTTGATGCGGGCGAGGAGCCACAGCGCGGCGTGGGGTGCGGTGCGTCGGCCGGTCCACCGCCAGCGCCGCGGGTCCACCAGGTCGGCGCGGGCCAGCTGCGCGCGGCGGGCCCGGTCGGCGGCGGCGATGTCGGCTTCGCGCTGGGTGAGGTACGGGTGCGTCGCGGTCCGGCGTGCGGTCGGTCCGGCGATGGGGGTGCGCTGGGCAGCGTGGGCGATGTCGTCGGCGCAGGCGATGAGGGCGGCTTCGACGGCGCGCATGGTGTCGAGGATGTGGAGGCGGACGGGGACGGGGCGTTCGCCGATCTGGATCGGGTCCCGCTCCAGGCTGCGGAGGTGGGCGGCCTGGTGGCGTTCGTACTCCAGCTGCTCGGCGTCGGCCTGGTCGAGGCGGGCGAGGTAGCCGCGGAGGCCGAGACCGAAGGCACCGTACTGGGCGGGGGCGCCGGCGGCTTCGCGGAGGTCGGTCCAGTGGAGGGCGATCGTACGGAGGTGGGTGGAGGTGGTGGTCATCGCGGGCTCCGTGGTGCTGGTGGGGCGGGTACGGTGATCAGCACCAGGGGGCGTGCCGGGTCTGGGGAGACAAGCGGCACGCCCCTGCCGTGTACTCACGGACGGGTCTGCGCTACATACCTGTCTCGCTTCATCTCCATGACGATCCCGGCAAACGCACGGCGGATCTGTTGCTCCGAGAGGCCTTCGTTCTTCAACCGAGCGACAAGAGTCGTCGTCAACTTCGCACACAACTCGTTGTGTTTCCTGACCGTCGCCCGCATCGACTCAACAGTCCTACGAAGGTCGTGCGTCATCTTGTGGTCCTTGGTGGCTTGAGGGGAGACTGCGCGCTCGCGGTCGCGCGCCAGGCCCCTGATCTCCTGCTGGAGCGAGGCGACACGACGGGCCAGCTCCTCGCGGGTGTCTGTCAGTTCCCTCTCCAACCGCTCAACCTTCTGCTCGGCCGTCGCGGCGCGCTGCTCCAGTTCCTCCCGCTCGCGGCGGTTCCTGGCGGCGTTGGCGTGCTTTCCCCTCACGGGTTCCTCCTGGTGGTCACGGGTGACTTGGGGGTCTTCCTGCGGCGCGGCTTTTGGTACTCGCCGACCTCTAGCCGCTCCTGGCGGCCGGTCCGGTGGACGGCTTCCGGCTGCGCCCGCTGCGGCGCGTGCATGAGCGCCTCGATCTTCCGCAGCTCTTCCAGCCGCTGAGCCACCAGCCGTTGCGCTTCGTCTCGGGCAGCGAGCGTCCGGGCGGTCGGCTTCCGTGCGGCCTGCTTGTCGGCGCGCTGGGCTGCCCTCTGCGCACGCTCGACGGCCTTCTGTGCTTGCCGGTGGCGGGTCTCGGCCTTCTCGGTGCTGCGGTCGACCTGGCGTTGGTACGCCTCGCTGATGGGCTCGGGCGGGCGCTGCCATCCATGGTTGATCTTGTGCTTGAGCTTCACGTGGTCACTTCTCCGTGGTGTGGTCGGCTGGCGTGACGATGGCTTGGGCTGTCGGGCACGGCCACGGCACGAGGTACTGGTAGCCGTCGCCTCCGTCGCGGCTGCACGTCCGGCACTGCTTGCTGTCGGGGAAGCCGGTGTCGTCGGGCTGGGGCTCGTGCAGGGAGGCGATGGCCGTGAGGCGCTGCTCGGCATCGCGGAGTTGGTCGCCGAGGAACTTGCCGTGCGGGAGGACGACGGACAGGGCGGCTTCGGCGGCTTCGTAGCGGGCGGCCTTGTGCCATGCGGGCAGGTTGGTGCGGCCGATGGCGTCGGCGATCTGCTTGAGCAGCGGTGACGTGGTGGACGGTGTCGCGTTGACCGGGTGCTGCGGGTGGTTGAGGTCGGCCATGGGCCCGTACAGGTTGGCGAGTGCGGCGACGGCCGTGGTGGTGGCGGGCTTGGTCGCTTCGGTCGCTGCCGGGGCGGGCGCCGTGAGGTCATCGGTGTCGGCTTCGTTCGCTTCGTTGACCTCCAGCGCGCGCCCGTTCTGCCGGATCACCTCGGCGAGGTCGGCGTGCGAGTACGGGTCGTCGTCGTCCATGAACCCGATGTCGCACAGGGCGCGGCGGATGTCGTCGAGCTGGTGCTCCTTCGCGCGGCGGGCTTGGTGGGCGAGGCGAAGGCGGGTCTCGGCGGTCACTTGGTCCTCCGTGCTGCGCGCTTCATCGCGCGCCGGGTCTTCCGGTTCGGTCGGGGGTCGGGTGCGTCGTCGTCGACCAGCTGCTCCGTACGCACCAGCTCGGTCTGCCAGGTGACGCCCGGGGCGGGCGTGTGCTCGCCCCGGGGTGCCGACGACGGGCCGCTCACGCTGCGCTCGCCTGGTCGTGGTTGGTGCCGAGCAGATGCTCGTCGGCGGCGGCCGCAGCGTCCAGCGCGGCGTGCCGGGCCCGCTGCCGCGCCTCGTCTCGGCGGAAGGACGCGGCGACCCCGAGGAAGAACGCGGCGGCGAGCAGGCCGGGGACGACGTAGTACGGGTGGTAGGTCGCAGAGATGCCGGCCACGACCGCGGCGAGGAACGCCGTGAGCTTGCAGGCGGCGGCGGTGCGCTGGGCGTGGGTCACAGGTAGCTCCCGACGATGGGCACGGTGCGGATGGAGTGGCGCTGTAAGGCGGTGAGGCCTTGGCCCCACAGGTCGGATTCGAGGGGGCGGCGGGCGTCGTGGCTGCGCTTCGGCCGGCGGGTGAGGCGGCAGTGGCAGGCGGGGGTGGGTGCTGTGGCGGGGATGAAGTGCCCGCGGGTGCACCGGCGGCTCACGATTGGACCTTCGGATCGATGAGGTCGGCCGCGTAGTCCGTGACCTTCGACGCCTGCGTGGCGCCGCGCGTCTCGTCTCGGGTGCTCCGGATCCGAGTGGCGAGGTGGTGGGCGTACGCGTCGATGGCCTGCGCCATCTCGTCCTCGCTGACGTCCTCGTGCCGCAACGCCAGCAGGTACGCGGCGGGGTCCTTGGCGTGCTCGGCGCGGCAGCAGCGCCGGTCGGAGAGGTGGACGCCCTTGTCTGCGAACGCCTTGACGATGGCGGGGTCGTCGAGGAAGTCCTCCAGGGATTCGTCCTCGGTGTCCCAGTCGCCTTCCTGGAGTTCGCCGATGAGGTCGCCGAGGACCTTGCGCTTGGTGGTGTCGTCGGCGCCGGTGTCCACGAGGGCGCGGGCGACGGGGGCGAAGATGCGGTTGGCGCTGTTCCAGCCCATGTCAGGTGTCCTTCCGGGTGTGGCGGGTGAGGGCCCGCCCGGCCCGGCCGAGGCCGAGCAGGGCGAGGCTGATGAGCGGGAGGGCGGCGACGGTGACGCCGAGGAGGCGGGCCATCAGGCGGCTTCCTCGTAGTCGGGCTCGCGTTGGGCGCCGGCGGTGCGGCGGATGGCGTGCCAGGCGAGTCGGGCCGTGCCCCAGACGATGGCGATTACCGCGTAGAGGGCGAGGGTGACGACGGCGGCCACGATGGTTAGCCAGGCGAGGAAGGCCCAGCCGAGGGTGTAGAGGGTGTTCCAGGCTTCGGTGATCACTGCTGTGCCCCGTCCTGGTGCGCTTCGATGAGCGTCCGGACAGCGGCCCGGTAGCGGCGGGCCTTGGCCACGGTGTCGTCGTCCCAGCCGTGCTGCTCTTGCATCTCCTCCAGCGCGCCGTGGACGCACGTCTTGTCGTGCTCGGTCTGCTCGCAGTCCCAGCCGCAGATGACGGCGTACAGCCAGGCATCCACGCGGTAGACGCCCCAGTCGCGGCTGCTGGTGGCGAGGAGCGTAGCGAAGCCGTCGAGAGCGGCAGCCAAGGTCGGGAGGTCGACGGCGGGCCGCTCGGTGGGTTGGACCTCGTCGGCCCTGCGGCGCAGCTCCTCGGCGACGCGGAGGATGCCGACGTTCTCGGAGACCTGCGCGGACTTCCGGGCTCCGAAGGCGGGCTCGAACTGGCGCTGTTGCTCGGCGATGTCGGCGGCGTCGCGGAGTCCGGCGGCGTAGTCGGCGCAGCGGTCGGCGGCGGCCTTCGCCAGGGTCTTGCCCAGCTCGATACGAAGGCGGGTGATCTCGGCTGTCTGGTCGACGGGCGCGGGCAGCACGGCGGGCCCGGACGGAGCGCGGAAGGACAGCATCGAGTCGAGCAGCTCAGCCACCGGCGGACACTCCTTCTCGGCGGTCAGGTGCTCGGCGTGCAGGCCCAGCAGCTCGGCGGCGCGCCCGAGCCCGGCAGCACGCTCGGGGAGTCCGGTGGTCGCGTCGGTCTGAAGGTTGGAGGCGAGGACGTCGGCGTGGTGGGCGAGGAGAGCGGCGAGCTGGTCGCGGCTGAGGCTGATGCGGGCGGGCACGGTGGCGGGTCCGGTCATGGTCTTCTCCTGGTGGGTGTGGTGGACTCGGGGGTACCGGCCGCCCCTGCTTGCTTCAGGGGCGGCCGGTCTGCGATCAGGCGCCCTGGGCCGGGTTGTGCTCGGGGCAGTAGTCCCGGCCCTCGATGTCCGCCCACCCGTCGACGGCCAGGGCGGCGTTGTGTCGTGCGGCCTGATCGGCGGGGGTGGTGGTCTGGTAGGCGGCGGTGATGGCGTAGTTAGTGCAGTTCTCGTCGTCGCAGGTGGTCTGGCTGGTGGTGGTGCGGTTGCTGCGCATCGGGGGCTCTCCTTGGGTGGGTAGGGTTCGGTCACCGGCCGCCCGCGCACTTCGCCTGCGCGGGCGGCCGGCCTGTCGTTCAGCGGCAGATGACGCAGACGTGGAAAGCGTCCGTGCTGTCGTGGCAGCGGTCGATGCAGCCGCGGCAGTACGGCGTGCTGGCGTACCGGGCGCTGCCGTCCCATCGGGGGTCGTCCGGATTGAACGGGCGCTGGCACTTCCCGCACGCCTCGGCGGTCTCCTCCGGCGTGGCGTCCTCCGTGGCGGGCCGCTCGACAACGGTCGTGATCCGCTCCATCAGCCGGTGCTCCCAGCCCGGCTTCATCTCCCGACGCGCGGCGAGCTTCTCCAGGGCCTTCGGCTTCGACTGCCACGACCAGCGGACGCCATGCTGCGCCCAGGGCTGGCCGGGGACGGGGCGGGACTGGATGAAGTAGCTGGTGCTGTGGTCGGTCATGACGGTCCTTCCGGGTTCGGTGGTGTAGGGCGTGCGGGTCAGGAGTCGCCAGCGATGGCGCGGAGCTGCTGGATGCCGTCCTGGCCGCTGTTCACGAGGGCGATCGCCGCGGCGTAGTCGGGGAAGGCGACGGCGAGCCGGGCGGCGTTGTCGGTGTCGGCCGACGTCCAGAGGCTGAGGAGCTTGGTGGCGAAGGTGCTCGGCGGCCATCCGCCGAGGCGGTCCTGCCACAGGACGTGCGCGGCGGTCTCCATGGGGATCTCGGCGGCGGGCTGCCCGGCGGTGATCGCGTCGAGCATCTTGGCGGCCTCAGCGACCAACTCGGGGTAGTGGTCGAGGCCGTCTTCCTCGCCGCACTCGTAGCCCTTGTGGATGTCGTAGTCGACCTCGTTGACGAGGGCGCGGACGAACAGGTCGAGGGTGCGCGGGGTGAGGTGGTAGGTGGTCGTGGGCTGGTCGGTCACGGTGTGCTCCTTGGTCTCGTGCGGTAGTGATCGTTGGCTGGATTGCGCGTGGCTGGCTGTAACCGGATGGCTGCGCTCAGGCGGGCCGGGGCTTGCCGCAGCAGGTTTCCTGGTTGGCGTACTTCGGGTCTTTGCAGGTCGAGCAGCGCCAGAGGAATCCGGCGCGGATTCCGACGCGTGTGAGGGCGTTCACCTCGGTCGCGGTTTCTGCGGAGCCGAGGAGTTGGGCGATGGCGGTGGTGCGGGCTTCGCGTTCCTTTTCGACGGGGGTCATGTGGCGGGCCTCTCGGTGGGTGCTGCTGATGTGGGTGTGGTGGGTGGTGGCGCGACGCTCGTCCTCGTCCCACCTAAAGGAGTGGGACGAGGGACGAGGTCGCTGGCACGTCGTCCCGACTTCGTCCGGGACGAGGTGGGACGAGGTCAAGCGATCAAGGGGCGTGCTGGTCAGGTGGGGTGTGACTTCGTCCCGTGACGGTTCGTCAGGTCGGGACGAGGTGGCTTTCAAGATCGGGACGAGGTCGTTAGGGCTGTGACCTGCGGGTTTCGTGTTTCGCCGTCCGGGCCGGTTCATGATCGGGACGAGGTCGGGACGAAGTCGTCCGACGGTGCGGGACGAGGTGGGGACGAGGTCGCTCACGCCTTCTCACCGCCTGTCGGGGGGAGCCGATGGAGGGTCGCCTTGCGGGGGCCCTGCTCGGTGACGACACGGCCGGCGTGGACGAGTCGGGTCAGCGCGCGGCGGGTGACGGAGGCGCGGCCCGGGATGAGTTCCTCGAGGGCGTTCTTGCTCATCGGCTCGGTCGCCTTGGCGAGGACGTCGAGGACGGCGGCCTCCCGGTCCTTGATGTCGGCCTCCTCCTGGGCGGCCTTGTCCTTGACGGCCGCGGTCTCCTGCGGGTCGTCGTTGTGCTGGACGGGCGGGTACAGGTGGGCGGCAGCGAACTCCTCGCCCTCGGAGCGGATGACGAGGTCGGCGAACCAGTGCATGGGGTTGCGGCCGCCGGGGAGGGCGTGGCGGCGGATCTGTGCGGGTCGGTCCTTGGCGACCCGCAGGCGGCTGCGGCCTTCGGTGTTGATGCCGAAGGGGCGGACGGCTTCGAGCATGTACTGGACGCCGTCGACGGCGTTGAGCTTGTGGACGCCGCCGAGGGCGTAGCGGCCGCGTGACTCGGTGGACTTGACGACGTGGTCGAGGGGGACGACTGCGGCGCCGGTGTCGGCCAGGGGGCGGAGGAGCATCCGGCCGAACTTGGCGATTTCCGTGTTCTCTTTCAGCTCCAGGCCCATCATCACCATGGCCTCGGTGACGCCGTCGACGATGATCAGGGACGGGCCGAGGTCGCCGATGCGGGCGATGAACTGGCGCAGCTGCACGGGGGTGGGGGTGCTGCCGGGGCGGACGTAGTGGAACAGGCGGGCGATGTCGTCGGGGTTGGCGCCGATGAGGAGGAGCCGGGAGACGACGCCGGCCTCGGAGTCCTCGAAGTCGAGGTAGGCGACGTGGTTGCCGCGGTTCATCTCGACGAGGCAGGAGACGAGGGCGACCCATGACTTCCCGGCCTCGGACTCGCCCTGGATGCCGTTGACGCGGCCCGGGTAGAAGAGGCCGATGCCGTCGTCGCGGGCGCCGATGGTGGGCTGCTGGGGCTTGTGGGTGCCGTCGAGGACGGGTGTGAGGTCGGAGAACGTCCAGCCGGTGGCGGTGTCGCTGCTGGTGCGGGGGCCGGTGCCTTCGACGGCCCGGTTGATCTTCTCTTGGACGAAGTCGAGGACGTCGGCGAGTTCGCCTTCGCCGGAGCGGAGCTTGGTCTCGGCGTCGGCGGTGGCGCGGAGGACTTCGCGGCGGATGTAGGCGTCGCGGATCTTCTCGGCGTAGTAGGGGCCGTTGGCCGCGCTGGGGACGGCGTTCAGGAGGTCGTGCAGGTAGGCGGGGCCACCGATGCGGGTGAGGTCGCCAGTGCGGCGCAGGTCGTCGGCGAGGGTGATGGGGTCGACAGGTTGGCCGCTGGTGGCAAGGCCGACGATGGCCTTGTAGATCGTCTCGTGGATCGGCCAGTAGAACTCGCGGCCTTCGAGGATCTCGACGACGTCGGGGATCACGTTCGCGGAGAGCACCATGCTGCCGAGTACGGCGTGCTCTGCCGCTTGGTCCCGCGGGGGTGTCCGGTTCGGGACGTCCTCGTCCGCCGTGGCGCGCGGGAAGGGGCGGACGTTGTCCTCCACGGTGGCGGTCTCCTCAGAAGAGCGTGGTTGGTTCGGTGGAGCAGCGGTGCGATGTGAGGTGCTGGTGGGGGCAGTCGGGTGGGTGGCGGGTGTGGGCCCAGCGGAGGCGGAGGGGCCCGTACTGCTGGCGGGGCAGGCACCAGACGAGGTCCATGTCGGTGGAGCGGGCCTTCGCGGCGGGCCAGGGCCTGGCTTCGTCGGCCGGTGGGAGGTCGACGGTGGCCTTGAGGGCTGCGGTGGTGCCGACCCACTGGACGAGGAGGGGTGCCCGGCACGCGGGGCAGCGGCGGGAGTCGACGCCTCCGCCCCGCGGCCGGGCGGCCATCACGCCTCGCTCGTTGCGCCGACGAGGAGCCCCGAGCCGTGCTTCAGAACGTCCTGCGCACGGTTGACGTCGGGGTCGAGTTCGGCGTCGAGGGTGCCGCCCTTGGTGCGCAGCCGGTACAGGCCCCGCTGGAGTTCGCGGAGCCGCTCGTCGGAGAAGTCGTCGGGGGCGACCTCGATGCCGACGATGCGGACCTTCACGGAGGGGAACTTGTCCTCGTCTGGGCCGGGCTCGACGCGCTCGGCGTGGGCCAGCTCGACGACGGCCATCCAACGACCCTTGCGCTGGCGGAACATGTCGAGGGCGTGGTCGGCGAGGGCGTCCTTGACGTCTTCCAGGACCTTGCTGTCGATCTTTACGTCGGGCATGGGGTGCCTTTCTGGGTTGGTGGTGCGGTGGGTCAGGTGGTCGTGTGGTCGACCGCGGCCTGCGCGGCGCGGTAGGTCTGGGGGCTGGAGCGGCGCTTGCCGGAGGCGATGGCGCGGTCGTCGTGGACGCGGGAGTCACTCAGCGGCGAGGGAGTGGTCCAGGCGCCGGCGGGGAGTCCGGGGCCGGGTTGCGGCTTGGGGCGTCCCTTGGCGGCCCATGGCGAGTGGCGGTCGCACTTCCAGCCGTTGACGTAGAAGTGGGTCTCGCCGTCGTGGTTGGTCGCGGGGATGTCGCAGGGTTCCGGGGTGCGGGCGCTCATGCCGCCGCCTTTCCGCGGGTGCCGGGGCGCGAGCGGCGGCGGCGCTGGCGGAGCTGCTGTTGGCTCATGCCGCCCCAGACGCCCCACTTCTCGCCGGTCTGGATGGCCCAGGCGGCGCACTGGGCGGCGACGGGGCAGGTGTTGCAGACCTTCTTGGCGGCGTTGACCTGCTCGCGGGCGTGCAGACCGTTGGCGTAGAAGGCGCGGGGGTCGACCCCGATGCAGGCGGCGCGGGCCATCCAGTCGAGGCTGCTCATGCCGCCACCTCCGCCCGGTGGAGGCTCGCGCGGAGCCGCTCGCCGATCCACTCCCCGACCTGCGGGGAGACGGCGTTGCCGAACCCGTCGACCTGGTTGCGGGCGGTGCCCCAGACCTTGAAGCTGCCGCGGTAGTCGCCGAAGTTCACGTCGAAGCCGCAGCCGCGGCCGATCTCGTACTCCCGCATCATGCGGAAGTGGCAGTCCTCCAGCGGGAGATCGGCGAGCGCGGCCCGCCACTGCGCGGTGAGCAGCGCCGTGGTGTCGGCGGCAGTGATGGTGCCGAGCGGGTCGGTCAGCGGATGCGGCGCGGTCCCGTGGCCGGGGCTGGTGCCGTTCTGCTTGTACCAGCCGGCGGCCGTGAGCAGGCCGGGGATCTGGTCCGAGGTGAAGGCGGGCATCGCCTCGGCGTGCATCGTGGGCACGGTGTGCTTCCGGTACGGCACGACGCCGGACGACACGACGGCGAGGGTCTCCGATCCGACCTGGGTGGGCAGCGGCTCGTGGCCGCTGCGCGGGGCACCCTGGTAGTTGTCCACGGCCAGCGCCAGGCCCGATGCGGTCTCAGCCCACAGCGGCTCCGCGAGGGGCCCGGTCGACAGGATCGACGTCTCCTGCTGGCTGGTCTGCGTCGCCAGCGGCTGCAACGGGTGCTTCTCGATCCCGTGCACGCCCTTCGCGGGCATGAACACGGCGGGGAAGTCCGCGAACCGCTGGCGGCACCGCTCGGCGCGAGCCATCGTCGACCGGGCAAGCGGACCGACGAACCCGTCCTTGAACGTCTTGACCGGCTTGTCGCCGATGCGGACGCCGAGGTCGGTCAGGTCCAGCGCTGCCAGGGACGGCGTCATCGGCGGCACGACCTCGCGGCGGCAGATCGGGCAGCGGTAGTCGTACTGCTTGCCGTACTCCACCAACCCGGACGCTGGGACGCCGGTGCGCCAGGTCCACACGGCTTCGACGTCCTTGTCGCAGCGGTGGCAGCGGGAGACCGGGCGGTGCTCCAGGTCCGGGGCGGGCAGGGACTTCTTCCAGAACACCCAGTAGCCGCGGTTCCTCGACTGCGGGACGCCGAAGAACTGGGAGTTGAAGAAGCACACCGCGCCGTCGTAGCCGAGCAGGTCGAACTGCTTGAGCCACCACCTGTAGGTGCTGCCATCGCCGATCTTCGGGCGGCCGGGGATGGCCGGCCCCCACGACTGGAGGCCGGTCGTGCACTCGATGAGGATCAGCCACGGGTGGTGCTTGGCCGCGTAGTGCAGGACGCAGTTGGCCGTGGCCCGGTCGCGCTCGGAGCGGGTGACGCGGGCTTCGTAGTCGGGGTCCTCCAGCTCGAAGAGCGTCCCGCCCTGCAAGTACGCCTTGATCGTGTTGGCCTGCGAGTGGTTGACGCAGCTCACGCCGGCGGCGAGGAGGTCGGCCCGGGGGAGGTCGCGGGCGGAGTGGTAGTCCGCGGCCTCGGGGTCGACCAGGTCGGCGATCCAGTGTTCAGCGTCCGGATGGTTGGCCTCGTGGACCTGCACCTTGTACGGGTTGTGGTTCGCCGCCATGATCGTGGTGAATCCGGCGCGCCGGATGCCCTCGGTGAGGCCACCGAAGCCGGAGAACAGATCGACTGCGGTGTACTCGTCGTGGCGGAAGCGGCGGCGCCGGGTGGCCGGCCGGTGGGTGGCGGTGCGGGCCTTCTGCGTCACCGGGCCACCGCCGGCATGTTCAGCGGCCACGTCACGCCGTCCAGCGCCCGGCGGTGGGTGTCCGGGAGGACGACGAGGGGGTAGCCGAGCCAGTGCAGGCCCATCGCGGCGAGGATCGTCGCGTCTGCCTGGTCGTAGCGTCCGCGGCCCTCGCACGGCACGCCGTATCGGTCGACCACAGCGTCGCGGACCATGGCCTTGGCGATCGTCTTCCGCTTGTTCGCCGGGTGGTCCTTGGCGGGGTTGGCGACGCCGCAGGCGTAGATGATGCGGTGCTGCGGCGGGCAGATCGCGAAGGGGATCCGGCGGCGCCACAGGTCGTGGCGGATGAGGCCGCGGAGGTAGGTCATCTCCTCGACGCCGGGCCGGTAGCCGACGGACATGGCGACGCCTTCGATGACGACGAGGTCTGTGGTGTCGGGTACGCGGTCGCGGATGGTGCGGCGGTGGAACTCCAGCCGGTCGTGTCCGGTGCGGGTGCCGGGGATGAGGGCGTCGGCGGTGGTGCCGTCGCTGATGCCGGTGCTGGTGAGGGAGAGGTCGAGGCCGTAGACGGTGGGGATGGTGAGGGGCCTCGGCCCGGCCGCCGCGGGGGCGGCCGGTGCCTCGGTGGTGACATCGAAGAGGGTGCTCATGTTCAGTCCCCCGTGGTGGTCGGTGTGGTGTGGCGGCATTCGGTGCAGCACGTGCCGCCCGTGGCCAGCCGAAGCTGGAGCGTGTCCCGGTCCTGCACCACGCACCGCGCCTCGACCTGGTCGAGGGCCTCGACGGGGCGGAGCAGTGCGGCGTCGGCGGTCTCGCGGGTGGAGCGGTGCCGGCCGGTCGGGACGGGCCAGGAGCGGGCGATGATGACGGCGCCGACTCCGGCGGTGGTGATGGCTGCGCCGAGGGCGGCGGCGAACTGGCTCACGACAGGGCCTCCGGCTTCGGCTTCTGGAAGCCGGGCTGCCACGGCCCGCTGTCCTCGATGTGCCCGCCGTGAGGCATGCAGAGCGCGTCGTCGAGGCGGGCCTGGAGGTGGTCAGCGCGCTTCTTCTCCGCGGCCATCTGCTCGCGGACGGCGGCGAGCTGCTTCTCCAGCTCGGCCAGGTAGTCCGGGTCCGACTCCGCCAGGGCAGCGTTCCGCTTGCTCAGTTCCTCGACTCGACCGGACAGACGTCGGTTGGTGGCGTCGGCCTCGGCGAACTGGCTGGCGCTGGTCTGCGCTGCGGTACGGAACGCGTTCCGCTCGGTGCGGGCGTCGTCGCGCTGCTCGATGGCCTGGGTGAGTCGGGCCCGCAGCGCGGTGGTCTCCCGCTCGTGGCGGCGGCGGGTGATGAGTCCGAACATCACGAGGTCTCCGATCGCTGGGCCGGGATCAGCGGCCAGGAGCCGTCGATCGTCTTGTTCGGGTCGCCGCCCTGCTCCGGCGTGGCCTTCGTGCGGAACCACTTCTGGAGGCCGGCCTGTTGGTCCGCGCGCCACTTCTGCTGAGCAGCGAACAGCTCCTGCGGTTCATACCGGTCGAGCTGCGGGTATCGGGCGAACTGCGCCTCGGCGATCAGCAGTGCGGCCAGTGCGTCTGCCTTTGCCTCGTGCCAGTCGTTGAGCGCGACGCCGTACCGGTCGGCGGTGGGCTTGAGCTTCCGCTGGCCGCTGCCCCGTACGCCGCGGTAGAACTCCTTGTCGATCACGTGGGGGTCGACGAGGGGCAGTGGGCCGGGCCCGACGAGCTCCGCCATGGTCGGGAGACCGTGCCGCTGGAGTTCGTAGTGGAGGATCGACCAGTCGAAGGACTGGTTGAACGCGACGACCGGCATCCCACGACTGATGGCTGCAGCCAGGTGTCCCGCGATCTCCTCCAGCGTGGCCTTCGGGTCGCTGCCCTCAGCCTGGGCCTTGGCGTCCGTGATGCCGTGGACTTCGGTGGTGGCGGGCGGGATCGGCACTCCGGGGTTGATGAGGTAGGTGAAGGACCGGTCGTCCATGCCGGGGGCGCGGACGATGAAGGCGGCGGTGACGATGCGGTCGTTGGCCGGGTCGATGCCGGTTGTCTCCGTGTCCCAGGCCGCTTTCCAGGCGTCGGCGAAGGTACTCACTGGCCACCGCCGGTGCGCTCGCCGTGGATCCGTCGGCCGAGGTCGCCGAGCGTCTCCCACTCACCCGTCTCGTTCTGCACGCGGGAGCCGAGCATCCGGGCGTTGGACACCTCGTAGCCGATCTGCTGGATACGGCCCGGGGACGTCTTCGGGTCGAGGAGCTCGTCGCGGTACGACTCGGCGGACCGGGCGGGGGCGTCGATACCACGCTCGATGCGGTCGGCGTCCGGATCGCGGTCCCCGGTGGGGACGAGCCCGGCGGTCAGGAGCAGCGTCCGCAGAGCCACCGTCTGTGCCTTGGTGGTGGACTTGTCGGAGGTGTCCAGCGCCTCGCCCGCCGTCTGCAGGGTGAGGGTGTCGCCGAGGGGCCCCATGATCTGCCAGGTGACCGTGACGGTGCACTCGCGCATCATGCTGCCGCTCTTGGTCTGCTTGCCGCCGTATGACGTCGCCACGTTGACCGGCAGGACGTGCACGCCGTGCTTGAGGGTGACCGGGCCGAAGTGCTGGACGACGACGTCGGCACCGCGGAAGTTGTACTTGGTGCGGCCCTCCTCGTACTTCTGGCCCTTGGCGATGGAGCGAATCTCGCGGCGGACGCGGAGCCACGCGATATGGATGGGCACCATCTCGGGGTCGTCTTCGCCGGGCTCGTAGTCGGCCATCGGGTCCGGCATCGGGGTGTAGTCGTCGGCGGGCGGCGCGTCCGCGGCCGGGCCTGCGGCCGTGTCGGTGCGGCCGGCGGCTGCGGCGGCCCGCTCAGCGATCGTGGTCATACGGCGTGCTCCTCACGGACAGAGCGGGGGATGTTGATCTGGCGGTAGGCGCGGTCCTCGACGCAGTCCGCGTAGGCCTCGGGCCAGCGCTCGGCGAGGCGCTTGGTGTCGGTCCACTCCTTGGAGCGCTCGTCGAGCGACACGTACGGCCGGTCCAGGACCGTGGCCGCCTCGGCGCCGCCGAGCCCGGCGAGGATCCGGGCCTTCGCAGCCTTCTTCCGCTTCTCGGCGGCCGCGTAGTCGGCGTGCGCGTCGAGGTACTCCTCGATGGCGGTCTGCGTGTCCACGTCCCGGGTGATGTCGACCGTCCCCTCCCGCTCCGGGTGGAGTCGGCCGTACAGGTCGAGGAGGACGTCGGGGTCGGCGTCGTGGGCGAGGACCGGCTGGCGGCGTTCGGTGATCTGCTGCCACGCACGCTCACCGGCCGCGCGGAGGTCGGCGACCAGCTGGGCGTGGTCACGGACGCGGATGACGTACTGCCGGTAGTCGTTGCCGCCGATCAGGACTGCGGCGTGCATGTGGTCGTAGCCGCAGGTGTCGGCCTGGTGCAGGGTCTGCACCAGCACGTCGTCGGCGACTCCGGCGCGGAACTGGCTGGCCTTCATCTTGTCGCGGCACTTGATCTCGACGGCGCACTTCTCTTCGCCGTCGGCGAGGGGGCACTTGAGGACGCGGCGGTCGAGGGTGCACATCTGCCAGGGCCGGTCGATGTTCTGGACGAGGCCGACGCGGCGGACCATTGAGCGGTTGCGGCGGGCCCATTCGCGGGCGACGGTCTCCTCGAACGCGCGACCCCACAGGGCGGGTTCGGAGTCGTCGGACTCCAGCGGCAACCCGCCCGTCTTGTCGTGCCAGACGGACAGGGCGTTGCCGTAGCGGCTGATGCCGAGGATGGCGGCGATGTCGGAGGAGCCGATGCCGGAGCGGCGGGCGGTGAGCCAGTCGGCGCGGTCGGCGTCGGCGGGGAGGATGAGGCGGCCGGTGGGGGTGACCCGGCGGCCGGCGGCCGGGGCCGTGATGGCCCCAGCCTGCGCGGTCGTGCTCACTTGCTGTCCTCTCCGGTGGTGCTGATCAGGTGGTAGACGTGGCGGCCGTCGGGGTCCTGGCCGACGATGAGGAGCCCGCGCCCGGCGAGGGCCCGCAAGTCCTTGCGGGTCGTGTTGCGCTTCGCGGTCGGCCAGGGGCTGTCGGTCATGAGCTGCTCGGCCAGGCCCGTGGTGACCGGCCGGCCGTGCTCGCGGACGGCGGCGTAGAGGTACTGGCGGCGGGTGGTGAGGTCAGCCACGGCGCACCTCCTGGCGGGCCGCCGTCTCGTCGGCGACGTGCTGGTGCAGCAGCCGCCGCACCTCGTTCACGTCGGCGTCGTCGGGACGGACGACCACTCGCAGGGTGCGGACGAGGCCGCGGAGCATGGCCAGTTCGCCGTCGTAGGCCTCGGGAGTGGCGTCGGCCGTGGTACGGCTGCTCTTCTCCTCAGTGGCGGCGGCGCGGGCCACGGACGCCTCCAGGCGCAGGAAGCGGAGGACGGCGTCCTTACGGACAGTGCGGGAGGCCCCGACCTGGAGGCGTCGTTCGGCTTCCTCGGCCACGGCCGTGATGACTTCGGCGCGGTAGGCGTGAGCCAGCCGGTACGCCTCGATCGCATCGAGCCGCAGGGACAGGGCCACATGCAGTTCCATGGCGGCGCTCATGCGGCAGCACCACCCTCGCGGCGCTGCGCCGGGATCACCACGGCCGGAGCCGGGGCCAACGCCCGCAGACGCTCGGCCAGCGCGGCCACCTGCTCCCCATACACCGGAGCCTCGAAGCCAACCCCCCGAAGGATCTGCTCCAGACGCAGGGCCTCCGGAGCGTGCCCGTCGTGCCCCGAGGCCGCGGCACGGTCGGCCGCGTACTCGAGGAACAGGCCGAGCAGCTCCTCGTCGTCCGCGATCGCCGTGATGGCGCGGCTGATGGGGTGCTCCAGGTCGAGCATCACGCCGGTCGGAATCCGGCGGACGTAGATCCGGGCAGGGCCGGTGACGGCAGGCCGCCGAAGGAGGCGGTGGAGGATGAGACGAAGGCGGTTCATCACTCGTCGTCCTCCTCCGGGATCGAGACGCCGGCGGCTCGCTGCCACTCGGCCCACCCGTGGACGGCCTCGCGGACCGGGACGGAGCGGTCGGGAGTACCGAGGGCGGTCGCAGCGGCCAGCGCGAGGGTGGCGTGCGCCTGAGCGATCCCGATGACCTGCTCGTTGCCCTCTTCGACGTAGACGTTGCCGCGCTCGGTCATGAGCCCCTGGAGGAGGCGCTCGGCTTCGCGGTAGTGCTCGGGACCGGTCATCGGGTGCCTCCGGAGTGGCGGTTGAGCAGGTGGGAGAGGTAGGCGGGGACGTCGCTCGCGCAGAACGCGACCCAGACGAGCCCGACGACGGTGGCCCAGATCAGCCACTCGAGGACGTTCACTCGTCGGCCTCCGCGTCGTACTCGGAGGCGACCTCCAGCGGCGTCACCACGTAGCCAGTGAGCCAGGTACGGCCGGGCTCCATGCCGCGGGGCGTGACGTGCGCGAACAGCTCGGCCTCACCGTCTTCCGGCTGGTCGACCGTGTCCTCGTCCTCGCTCCACCAGTGCTCGACCTTGGCGGTTTCCGGGTACTTGCGGAGCAGCTCGGTCTCGCAGTGCTTCCGCGCCTCGGCGGCCGTGCGGTACAGGCCCATCGGGATCGAGTCGTGCGACGCGCGGTAGACCGTGCGCGGCGCGGCCTCCAGCTCGGCGACGCGGGCCTCGGCGTCCAGCAGACGGCGCAGCACCGGCCCCATCCGCTCACCCATGTACGAGAGAAGGTTGAGGCAGTACAGGTCCTCCCACGCCGGGTGCTGGTGGTCCCGAACGTCACGGACGGTCTTGGCGAGGCCAGCCACCAGCTCCGTGCTCGCAGGCTTCGCGCTGGCCAGGTACTCGAAGGCGAGGGCGCGCTGCTGTACGCGCTGCGCCGTGCCCTGCGGGTAGACGCCGTCCTCGCGGAACTCCTGCGGCTCCGGGCCCACCGGCATCGGCAGGGCGCCCAGCTCACGAACCGCAGCCTCACGCACCCACGCCTCATGCATCCGGTCCCGGCACGGCACACAGATCACCGGAGCCCCGCGACCGCCCAGCCGCACGAACTGGTTCCCCGCGTCGGCCAGCAGCGTCGGGCACGACGCGCACCGCTCCGGCACGACGTACCGCTCCACCGGCCGCAGGTACCAGACCTGCCCCGTCACGCCGTCCCACTCGAACGGCACCTTCACCAAGCGGCCGTCATCCGAGTGCGGGGTCGTCGCACGCTCCATCACCGGCGCGAGGAGTCGGAACGCCTCGGCCTCGCGCGGGTCGCCGGCGAGCTGGCCGCTGAGGATCCACGTGTCCGTGTCCTCGGCGATCTCCCAGTGGTCCACCTGCGGCAGCCAGGACGGCGCCGTGTCGAGCAGGGACGCGAGAGCGGCCGCGACCGTCGAAGGGGCGCTCATGCCGCCACCGCCGCAGCGATCTCGTGGATCACGGACTCGGTCGACGGCAGCACCACGGTCACGTGCACCGGGATCTCCGGGAACCTCACCGGGGAGTCCGTCCACGTCTTGGTGTGCAGCGTCCACACCGTCTGGCCCGACGGCAGGTCCACCTTCGACACGGTGCCGCCCTGCACGAACAGCCACTCGCCGATCACGTCGATGTCCGTGGCGGTCACCAGCACCGCGTCCGTCGTCGCCTGCACCGCGATGTGCTGGGAGGCGGGGAGGCCGTGGTAGGCGACGGTGGTGTCGTAGTTGCTCTCGTTCCGCTCGCGGGCGGCCTGCCTGTCGAGCAGCGACAGGTGCTCCACTCGCGGGGTCTGGAATGATGTGGCCACGGGGGCCTCTCTTTCGTTCTGGTGTGAGGTCGCCGAGTCGGGGTCCGTCCGTGGCCGGGTAAGCAGCGGGCGGGCCTTCGGCGTTGATGGGGTCAGGCGGCCTGAGCAGCCGGCGGGGTTTCCCCCGCGGGCGCGGCTTGCGGCACGAGGCCGGCTGGGCGCGTCATGATCCGGCGGAGCTTCTCCACCAGCTCGTCGGTCGGCTCCGGGGCCTGCGCGACGCGCTCGCGGATTTCTGCCAGGACCTCTTCGCCGAGGAGCGCGTGGCGCTCTTCGCGGGTCATGCGGCGACTCCGGCGGGCTCTTCGTCCTCGTCCTCGACGCGCTGCATGAAGGTGCGAATGTCCAGGTCATATGCCTCGGCGAGGCGAAGCGCCGAGTTCAGGTCAGGTTGTGCGGACCCATCGACGTATCGATAAGCAGACGAGATGCTCACGCCGGCACGCTTCGCGATGGCGTAGGCGGTGCGGTCGCCGCGCTTCTGTGCGGCTTCGAGGATGCGGGCGACGTTGAGTCGGTACAC